CGCCGCCTTGCTTCGACCGTTCGCAACTTCCTGCTTGGCCGCTTCGATGGCGTCCTCCTCCGTGACGCCTTCCGGCAGCGGGACCGGCCTGACAGTGGATGCCGCATCCGAGCCAGCCGGTGCCGGGGTCTCGCCTTCGCGTGCCTCCGACGCCGCGCCCGGGGTCCACGAATCCGGGTCCATGCCCATGCTGCGCAGCACGCGCCGGGTGTGACCGACCGCCGCCGTGACCTGCGCGTCGATCTGCTCCGCCGTGGGATTGCCCATGTTCTTGCGGCTGACATCCATGATGTTGTTGAACACCGACGCGCCGATCACCGCTGGATCGGCGTTCTTGTTCTTCAGGACCAGCCCCTTGGCTTCCTCCAGCGGCGTGCCGAGGTCGAGCAGGTATTGGATCGTCTTGGCGTCGGCGCTGTTTTCGTTGTCCTTCGTGACGATGTTGACCAGCTTGCCGTCCTTGTCGACGGTGGGCTTGAAAATGCCGGACTCCAGCGTGCCGGTCTGGCCCTCCCTTGTGGAGACCACCGGGGCCGCAGCCGCGCGATCCGCCGCCGCGATGCCTTCCGCAGAGGTGAGACGGGACAGCGTATCCTTTTCCTGCGCCGCGATCTGGTCGTTGGACAGGTCCTTGCGCGCGCCGATTTCCAGCTTGGTTATCCGCTCCTGCGCTGCGATTTGCGCCGCCGATAGCCCCTCCCTCGACTTCCGTTCCTCCCGGGTCAGAGCCTCCTGCGAGGCGATTTGCGCGGTTGTCAGCTTCTCCTGCGAGGCCCGCGACAGGGCGCTTTCCTGCGCCAAGAAGGATTGCCGACGCACCTCGCGGGCATCCTCGCGCTCCGCCTCAAGCTGCCGCAGCTTCTCCTCGCGGGTCGCCTTGATGGCGGAAAGCTGGCCTTCGCCCCAGCCGCGCGCCGCGCCGCCCGCCAATGCCAGTGCGAACCCGACCATCGCTATTCTCCTTTCAGCGCCCTGCGCATGCCCTTGGGCTTCGGCTCGAAGTCTCCCGGCGCATTCGGCCCGCCAGCCGCCGCAGGATTGCCAGCTTGCCCTGCTTCGTCGCTCGCGGCGAGGTCCCGCATGATCTTTTCGAGGGTGCCGTTCTGATCCATCGCGACCAGCCGGTCGAGGTCCGCCTTGGCCGAGCCCTGATCTATCTCCCCGACCCTAGTCAGCCGCTCGCGGAACCTATCGAGCGCCATCAGCCACGCCCGTTCCAGCCCATCCTTGTCCTGCGAATAGTCCTTGATCTTGCCGCGCCGGGAAACCTCCGCAAGCTCCTCCAGAATGTCCGCGCCCGCATGGTAGAGCACGTCCGGGGGAACCTGATGCCCGGCCTGATCGGCGGCCTGCGCCACCCGGGCGACAACCATTTCGGTGGCCGCCGCGAGACCGCCAACCGGATCGCCTTCGTTGCCCTCTTCGGCCCCACCCTCCAGCATCGTGACAATCTGCGGGAAGGTGTTGTCGGAATAGATCAACTCCCACGCCCTGCCGACAAACCGCTCCATTTCCGCCTGCTCTTCCGGCGAGGCTTGGGTGATTCCCATCTCCTCATCGCCGACCGCAGGCGGCATTGCTGGCTCTTCGTCTGGCCGCGACAGGTCTTCACCCCCGGGCTCGACCACCTCCTCTTCGGGCGGAGGCTCTTCGATAGGTTGCCGCATGCCACGGCGTTGCGGATCGAGTGCCATTATTCGAGCCCCATGTATTTCGGTGAATATTTCGGAGAGTTGATGTCCCACTTCATCTCAGGCGTCGGCCTCCAGATTCCATCTCCGAGGTATTTCTCTTCGAAGGTTTCGGTGGTCGGAGTCACGGTCGAGGTCGACTTTTCGCGAGCCTCCTTCCGCGCCGCCGCGTCCGCCAGAATGTCGGCGGTCAGCCGCTCCGGGTCGCCGTGGTCCGGGTCGCCCGTGCCCTCGCCGGGCTGATAGTAGTTCTCGTGGGTCGCGGCGAAATCGATCAGGTTTTCGCCGATCGACTTGCCGCTGAAAAGCAGTGAGGCGAGTTGCGCGCCGACGCCCGGGAGCCCGAGCGTGCTGGTCATCACGTCGATGCCGGTCGCGGCCACCTGCCCGAATCCGGTTCGCTGGTAGGGTGGCGCATCCCGAGGTGTCGGCTTTGGAGCCCGCATCGGAAGGGTCGGATCGGTAGGCTCGACAGTCGTCGTCGGTGCCGCTGGCGTGGCTGGCGTGGCTGGCTCGACACCTGCGGTCGTTGTCGTCGGCCTCGGAGTCGGTGTCGGCACCGTGGTTGCGGCAACATTGACCCCGGCTTCCTCCAATGCGTTTCTCACCGCCGCTTCGATCGACGCCATCGTGGTCGGGCTGCTTGGGTCCTGCCCTTGCTCGACCGCCGCTTCCGTCGCCCGCTGCCGCGCCGCCGCCTCAATTTCAGCAGGCGACTGGGTGGGAGTCGTGGCCGCGACTTGGGTCGTGGAGGTCGACGCCTTATCGAGCGTGCCAGCCATCTTGCGGTCGACATAACCCAGCACGGAGCCGATCGACTTACCACGCATAATCGAACTGTTGGCGGAGACGGCGGCTGCTCCCAGCACGTCGATCGCCCGATCGTCTGGATTGGCGTTATAGGCGGCCACCGCGCCCTGCGGCCCGAGGAAGTGCGAGGCATAGAGCGATTCCGGCGTGACCGCGATGCCGTTCTTCTGAAGATTCGCCGCGTTGTCGATGGTGTATTGCGCCGTCATCGCCCGGGAGATTGTCGGATCGTTGCGGAGGTCGAGCTTTTCCTGCCGGGAGAGGTGGGCCAGCGTCGGATTTACCCGGTCGAACATGCCCATCCATGTGCCCGAGGTGAATTGCCCAAGCCCGGTGGCGCTCGAATTGGGGTTTTTGGCCCTTGGATTGTTGGCGCTTTCGACGCCGATCATGCGATCGACCACGGCATTGAGGAAGGAATCGGTCATGCCGAATTTCCCACCCACATTGAGAATACCGGCTTGGGTCATGCTTTCCGCCGCGCCGCGTCGAGCCACCTCTGCCTTGTAATCCGACCAGTCTTGCATGCTGGCGTTTTCCATGCCGCGCACCGATGAGGCCTGTTCGGCCCGGCGCGCTGACAGGTCACTGACGGCTTTCGCCGTGGTGTAGGCGTCCATGCTTTCGTTTTCGAGCGTGCGGCGGGCCTCCGCCATGTTCATTTGGCTCGCCGTCGCGCCACCAAACCCGGAATATCCACTGACCGACGCGCGATCGGCGGCCCGTGCTGCCGCTGTCGAGGTGCCAGCGCCCGGGTCGAACCCGGTGGCCGTGCGACTAGCCGCCGCGCGTGTCGTGTCGCCCGAATATCCAGCGACGGAAGACCGTTCGGAAGCGCGTGCCGCCGAAGCCGCCCCGATCGAGGTGGCCGACGATGAACGGGCTCCACCTGATGCGGAAGACTTGGCGACCCCCGAGGTGCCGCTCGACTTGCTATCGCCGGAATATCCAGAGACGGAAGCGCGATCGGAGGCACGCGCCGACGCCATCGAGCCGCTGCTCTTGTTGCTGGTTGAACCGGCATTGCCGCCGCTGCGGGCTCCGCTGGAGGAGGAGCTTGAGGCGCTTTTGCCCGAGCCGCTTAGGCTCTTGCCGCCCGAGCTTTGCGAGTCAGAGCGCGCGCTGCCGGTGCTGCCAGCCTTCGATGCGCTCGAACTGCTCGAACTCTTGCTCGAACTGGAGCCGCTGTAGCTGGCCGCACCCGAGCCGCTTTTCGACTTGCCGCCCGAGCTTGGCGTATCGCCACGGCCCTGATTGCCGGTGCCGTTGTACATCAGACCCTCACAGCTTCAATCTGCCCGGATTGCGGATTGTACTTCCACGCCTCTCGCGTCTTGACCGCCATCGTGTTCGCGCCGCCCATGCCGCTACCGCCGCCGACCAGCGCGGATGACGGGACCTTGTAGCTATCGGTAATCCGCTGTTCCCGTTCACGAACTGCTTGACGATCGGCCTCCGCCATATCCTCCTGCGACTTGATTTTCTGGTATTCGCCGATGCCCTGCCCGAGCCCCATCAGCAGCCCGGCCCCACCTTCCGAACTCAGGAAATTGCCCATCCCCTTCAGGAACCCGCCCGTTGACGAACTGGCCCCAGTGGCCGCGAGACCTGTCGCGGTGTCTGCGGCGGTCACTGCGGCGGTTGTCGCAGCCGGTAGCGCGCCCGCGAAGCCTCCGGTGGCACCTGCCACCCCGGCAGCGGCAGGGGCCGCAGCGCCCGCCGCAAGCACCCCTGTGGGGCCACCGCTCAGGACCTTGGCCGCGCCATTGAACAGACTGCTCAGGATGCCGGTGCCGCCGCCACCCAGCAGGCCGGACAGGCCAGCCGCGCCAGCGCCCGTGGCCGCGCTGCCGGTGAACACCGACGCGCCGACTCCCCGCATGGCGGAACCCAGCTTGGCGACACCCGTGCCGATCGAGGAAAAGACCTTGGTTATGCCGCTGACAAGACCGGACATTTCTTCTCTCCCAACTCAAGACGGTGGATGATGCCGTACTCCTTCATCCCGAATTGCTTCCGCAAAATACGGCTGGTCGCGGCTGGGTTGTCGGTGATGACTGCCGACGCCGCGATATGGACCTCAACCACAAGCGGATTTTTCTTCGCCCACTCGACCATGTTGCGCATGAGGATCGCCGCCTCGCCGGGCTTGGCGTGGTCGTTGACGATCCAGAACAGGTCCGTCGCCATCAGCTTGTCGCCGATCGCATAGATGCGGGCCAGCGTGGCGTACATCAGCCCGTCGATGCTGCCGTCATTGTCGACCACCTGCACCCAGCACGCGCCGCCCTTCTGGTGGCCGTGGCGGCCTATCCCGGAGATAACCAGCCGCTTGGCTTCCTCCACATCGACACCGACCGCGCTACCGGCGTAGTGCGAGCGGGCATGGCAATCGAGCAAAAAGCGGACGATCGCATGGGTGTCGGCGAATTTGGCGTCTCGGATCATGGTCACCAATTCAGGTCGACGTTGTACATCTGCTCGACCAAGTTCAGTTGCGTATTGCGCAAGTTCTTCGCGGCGGTGAGGTAGTCGGCGCGACTGGTGGAGTCGAGATTCGTGTTGGCCATGATGCTCTGGTAGGAGCTTTGGTACATGGTTTCCATCGAGGTCAGCATGTCAGCCGCCGCCGCGCGATCGCTCGCCGCCAGATTCCATTTGGCAATCGTCGTCTGGAGATTGCGGTCGAGATTGGCTTCGCTCTGCCGGTAGGCGATGTCGGCCTGCTGCATTTTCTCCGCCGACGCCCGGTCGAGCTTGCCCTCCGACATGCGGAAATTGATGTCGTTTTCCTGCAAGACCTGCTGAAGCGCCCGGTTCGCCGCCTCGATGCCCTCGGTCGAGGCGATCTGCCGGATTTGCTGCTCGTTCGCCGCGTCGATCTGCTGGGTCTGGAGGGTCTGCGCAAGATCGCGATCGAGGTCCGCCTGCGTGCCCAAGAAGCCGCGTTGCGCGATGTTTTCCGCCGTCTGCCAGCCGCGTTCGGCCACTGCTTCCTTGCTCTGGAATTTCTCTGTCCCGAGCCGTTCGCCGGTCTGGAATTTCTGTTGCGCCTCCTGCGCGGTCATCCCGTATTCGAAGGCGCGCGCCGCTTGGTTCTTGCCGTAGGCCTGCGCCGCGTCCTGCTGGGCGATCGGCAGGATGTTCTGGAGCACCGCGTCCTGCGATGCGCCGACCGCCATTGAGGAGTTCAAGAGACCACGGCGATTTGCTGCCTTCAGGCCCTCTGTGCGCGCCATCTGGTTGAGCTTGGAGTCGGCGGCGGCCAGCTTGGTGACTTGGCTGGCCACCGTGTCATCCACCTGCGACGGCGCGATCGTTGGCATCGCCTTGTTCGGCTCATCCGGGGTGAGCTTCGACCAGTCCTCATAGGACATTCCGCCCATCGCCGCCGCGTCGTAGAGCCCTTTCGACTTGATCGACTTGTTCGGATCGAGATTGCCTGCGGTGACAACGGCCATCAGTAGAACTCCCAAATCCGCATGACGGCGGGAGCCCCATTGCCGCCCGCGCCGCTGGTGGCAGTCTGGCACCCAGCCGCGCCCGAGCCGCCGCTGCCGAAATTGTTGCCGGGGCTTCCATTGACGACGCCGGGACCTGTCGAAATCGCGTGGTAGGCTCCCTGACCCAAATTGGTCGAGCCGCCTTCACCTGAAATCGCCGTGGTGTCTGGACCGCAGGACAGGCCGCGCCCGCCGATCGCCGCGCCGCCGCCCGTTTGCAGATTGGTCGAGCCGCCAGCGCCGCCGCCTAAGATGATTTGGTTCTGGCTGGCGTTCATGGTGCCGTGCTGACCGGCGAAGCCACCGTCCCATGTGTAGACCGTGCCAGCGACCGTGATCGTCGTATCGCCACCTTCAAGGCCCGGCAGCGCCAGCCGCCCCAAGCCGCCCGCGCCAATCACCACCGCCGCGTTGACGACATTCACGACATCGAGAATCGGGGTCCAGCCGTAGCGGCCAGCGCCGCCGCCGCCGCCTGCGCATGCGGTGCCCACGGCTGCACTGCCGGTAATGCCGCCACCCGCGCCGCCGCCACCCACCGCCTCGACCAGAATTTGCCGACATCCGGCTGGCTTCGTCCATGTGCCGCTGGCGACCATCATGGTGATGGTGAACGGCTTGCCGGGGAAGACCGTGCCGACGCCATCGCCGACCGCGAAGTTGTTGGTGGTCGAGTTCCACTGGAGTTGGCCTTCGGCGGTCGGAACCGGGGCCGCGCTCGCCGTCAGATTCAGAACCGGCGAGGTGATCGTCTTGCCGGTGAGCGTCTGCGTGCCGTTGATCGTCGCCACGCTGCCTGCCGCCGTGCCCGGCGTCGAGATGATGAGATTGCCGCCAGCCAGCGTCAGAACGTTGGCGGTATGGGTGAGCGTGAGGTCGCTCGCGGCCCAGTTGATGACGCTGCCCGAGGCAAGGAACAGGTCGGACCAAGAGAGCGTCAGACTGCCGAGCGGAGCGCCGTCATTGGCGGCGGGCGCGACCATCACGTCGAAGGAATAGCCGCCAGACGCCGCTTCTGCCCCGGCAAAGCGCAGGCTGTTGGCGACATGGGTGATGGTGACATCGCCGGACAGCCAGTTGATGACGCCGCCATTCGCCAGAAACAGGTCGGAAAAGGCGTTGCCGACCCCTCCGAGCGCCGCCGTGTCGTTGCCATTTGGCAGTGTCGGGCCGTTCGATATGATGCCGCTCTGCCCGAGAACGGTGCCGGATGCGATGACGTTGCCGTCCTTGTCGACGGAAAACTTGTTGATCGCGCCGACTTGCAGTTCGAGCAGCATAGAGCCAGCCGCCGACGCCGCATTCGTCACGTTCATCTTGATCGCGGTGTAGACGGTGCCCGCGCTGTTCCAGAGCGCCGACATGGCATTGATGAATTGGTTGGCCATTGCTTACCTCTTCAGGCCGCGCCGCGAGAAGTTGTAGGTTTGTGACGAAATCGTGTGCTGCCGGGCGATCGCCGATTCGTGGATCAGGGTGGCTGAGACATTCGGGCCGATGCCGTTGATGTGATGCTCGATCCGGCCCTCGACGGGCTGGGTCCAGTCGACCTCCGAATAGGGCTGGGTGGTGATGATCGAGGTGCCGGACAGGGAGTCGGCGAACGCCTCCTCACCGCCGATTCCGTGGGCGTAGTCGACATCGAAGGCCACGCCGATGGTGATCGGATCAGGCGAGTCGATTTCGAATGTCGCCTTTGTCCAGCGCGTGTTCTGCGAAGGCGATCCAGCCGCGTTGAACGGGAGCCGGATGTAGCTCTTGATCGGCTCACCGTCGAAGGACGTGCCGCGATTGAGTTCATAGACGAACCCGTCCTGACAGCCGACGAACAGGCGATCGCCCTGCCCGGGCACGACCTCGCCGGAACAGGCGCAGAAGACCTCGATCGGCACCTTGAACGGCAGTGTCTCGGGCTCCTTGCGCCCGATGTAGACGGCGAGCCCGGTGCCGTCATTCCAGAACAGCCGGTATTGATCCTTGGCCTTGATGCGCAGCGAGGCGACCGGGAGCACGCCTTGTTCGCGCTTTTGCCGGATCAGCTTCTCGATCTGCTGGGTGACGGAACCGAGCCGCCAGTCGCCGAACGCCGATGTCGTCGGCAAGGTGCGGACACCACCGTCATCCAAGAACATCGGGTCCTTCATCATTTGCGCCGTGTACGGCTGTGCGCCCGAGGCGTCGGAAATCGGGTTGAGGCTGAAGGTCGTGGTGTCGTCGCCCGTGATGTACTCGATGCGGTTCTGCGCAAAGACCATCAGCGAGGTCGCAGCGGCAGACAGGAGCCCGGTGATCTGCTCGCCGAATGAAATCTCGCCAGCGCCCGTGGTGGTGACGAACTCCAGCGGCTCCCCGAGCGATGAGTTGATGATCGTCCCGGAGGTGAACCCCAAAAACAGGTGGTTCTTGAAGTGGGCGATGAAGGAAGGCGCGTCGAACAGCGCCGACATGATGATGAAGTCGCCATTGTCCGCGACGATGTTGTCGCCGTTTTGCGCCAGCAGGAAGGAGATTTCGATCGATTCGCCGCCCGTGATGCCGGTGAAGATCGGTGACAGGAAGGTCCCGCTCCACTCGAATGCGGTGTCGGTGCCGCTGCAAAAATACATGCGGGTCCGCGAGGCCGCGCCGTAGAAATTATGGTTGATGAAGTCGTATTTGCCGCCCGGCTGGATGCCGAGCGCGTTCATCGCCGTCAGTTGCGCCGACCCGGATGACGACAGCAATTCCTCACCCAGCGTGAAGGTGTCGTGCTCCTGCGAGACAATCAGGTATCCAGCCGCCGTGCCGTCCCAAGCGCCTTCGCGCAGCACCACGCGATCGATGAAGGCGGTAGCGAGCGAAGTCACGCCAGCCACATACTCGCCGATTTGAAATTCGGTGTCGCCGGACGCGAACTCCATGAGCGATCCGAAGATCGCTGGCACCCAGCCAGCACTGTCGGCCCGGTACATTCCGGCAGCGCCGCCGTCCACCTTGTCGCGGAAGGAATAGACGTTGCCGTCGAACACCCACACGCCGCGCACCGGACCAGTACCCGGCACCGGGCCGATCGCCGCGCGGCGGAGGGTGACTTGTTCAGGAACCGTGGTGTCGGACGGGCGCGGATGGCCGTCGAACCGCTCATAGCCGCCGCTTGAGGTGTAGCCCGCGTCATCCGGCTCGTAGTTAAGCCCGGCGATCGCCTTTCCCGGCTTCACGGCGATCGGCGGGGTGGCCAGATCGAGGCCGCCAGCCATCAGCGAGGTGTGGACCTGTAGGGCCATTACGCCAGCGCCGCCCCCCATGTGACCTTGGGAAGCTGGTGCGCCTCCAGCATCGAGAAATTCGGCAGCATGCGCAGCCGCACGACCGGAATGCGCGGGCCTTCATCGAAGCCCTCGACGTACTGGAGCGCCGCGTCCTTGATGATCGTGTGGAACTCGGATGGCATTTCGGGAATGTCGGCATCGGCGGTCAGGTATTGGGCGCTTTTGCGATATTGCCCGCGCACCCGGTAAAAGCGGCTTGGAGGTGGCGAGACGATCAGCTTTTGGTCTGGCGTGAGGCTGTAGACCTGCGGCATGCCGGGCGTCTGGACGCCACGAAGCTGGGTTTCGTAGAACCGTTCCCACTCCATGAAGCGCAGGTAGCCCTCGCCGCTCTTGCCTGCGCCCGCGCTCGACTCCAAGGCGTAAGCGAACTGAAAAAAGAGATACACCGGGTTGGCGACAGCTACATCCTTGGGAAAGACGCCAGTCATATTGGTCAGCCGCATGTAGCCGTGGCCTTGCGCCGCCGCCCAGTCGCCCGACGACACAATGGCAGCGACGTTCGCCTTTGGTTGACCCGCCGTCGCTGCCCATATTTCGTCGCCAACCAAGAACGGCCCGAAGATTCCGGCATCATCGAAAGGCAGCATGTCGTCGGTCTCATAGATCGACAGGCCGATGTCGGACCCATCGCCCTTGAAGCCCCATTGCGAAAACCGGGTGATCGGCAGGCCGGTGCGCTCGTCCCGGAAGTCGGTCCCGGCATACTGGGTCTGCACTGGCAAGGTTTCATCGAACGGCTCGGGCGGATCGCCGCCATATAGGGAATAGGTGATCGCCGGGATCAACTCCCCGACGAACTCACTGTTGAGCCAGCGCCAGCCTCGGTGGGCATTCTGGATGTCGATGTAGGCCTCGCGCACATAGTCCACGATCAGCCGCAGCCGGTTGGGTTGCCCGATGACCGTCGAAGGTCTCAGGCTCCCATCGGCCAACGCCTGAATCGTGCCAGTCTGCTGGACCGTCTGCTGGACGATTTCGAGGAAGTTCATGCAGCCTCCTCGTCCTCCCAGTTTTCAGCGCCTTCCTCCCGGGCGATCTGCCGCAACTGCTCTTCGTGCAGCCGCTCCTGCTCCTCCGCCTCCTCGCGAATCGCGGCGGCCTTTTCCGCCTTGGTGAGGGGTGGCTCGATCAGGAACACGGAGACCGGATATTCCGGGACCTTGCGCCATCCGGTGATCTTGGAGTCGTCGTCGGTGATCGCGATGTGGGCCACCGCGTTCATCAGCACATGGTAGTATTTGTAGTCGAGCCAGCAGGTTTCAGCGCGCGGAATCCAAATTCCGATTCCGTTGACCGAGGCAAAGACCGGCTCACTGCCGCCCGGCTTTTCCTGCGGTTCGATGCGAAGCTGGACACTGCGCCGGTTCGCCCGATGGCGCACGCGCGGCGGGGCCTTGCGGACCAGCGGAGGGGCGGGCTCGTCCAGACCGTCATCAATCTCGATGTAGTCGACGGGCATGCCAGCCTGCGCCAGCTTGGCCTTGATACCGGCCAGCCCCATCTTGGCGTTCACGTCGAGATTGAGGTTTTCGACCACATGGTTGGCGAGCGCCGTGGCGTTCAACAGGTCGATCGGAATCCTACTTTTTCCCACGAGACTTTCCCTCCTTGAACTTGATGCCGACTTGCTTGAGCGCGGCGATCTGCGCCTCGGTCACCTCGATCGGCACGCCCTTTTCGAGGCGGGTCATGTTGCCCTCGACGTACAGCGGGACGGTGCCGCCTTCGTCGCCCTCGATGGTTATGGTCGAGGTGTCGGCGGGAGGCTCCGACTCCTCAGGTGGGGGCTCGTCCTTTGCTGCGGGCGGCTCCTCATCAGGAGTCTCTACGGACTCCGTGGTATCAGCCGGGGCGTCGGCGGCTTCCTCCGCCGCGTCGATCATGGCCTCATCGGCCTCCTCCGGGAGTTCTTCGCCGGTTTCGATGTCGTCTTCCGGCAATTCGGTGTCGTCGCCCGAAGATTTTGCTGGCTTCTTCGGCGCGGATTTCTTGGCCATGAGTGGCCTCCTTTGGGGTTGGGGAAGTGCCGGGCAGGAGACCCCGCCCGGAGATGTCAGACGGAAGTCGACAGCGCGGTGGCCACAGCGCCCGAGCCGACCAGATTGGCGTCGATCATCCAGAGCCCTGCCGCGATGTCGACGCATTCGACTTTCGAGCCCTGTAGGCCGCCCGTGGTCGAACCGTTCATGGTCAGAGTGTCGTCGGCCCCGGTGGCCGCTTCGTTGGAAGCAGCCGCGAAGGTCGCGGTCGAGATGCCGACATTGCCGGTCAGCACGTCCGTGGTGTTGCCCACCTTGATGACGCCGGACCCGGTGAGCGTGGTCTGCACGATCACCGTGTACTTGTCCTGACTGCCGGTCGCGGCGGGCAGGGTGGCCACGATGCCAGCCGCCCGGTTGAACAGGGTGATCCGGCCTTCATGGTCGATGCGGTTGAGCGTCACGGTGGCCGCCGTGATGCTGACCACCGACTTGTTTGCGCCGCCCTCACGCAGGTAGCGTTCGAGCATGTAGTCGTCGCCCCGAGCGATGGCCGACCGGGCGGCGGCGGAGTCCAGTGCGTTGAAAGTCATGTGCGTCGGTCTCCTTCAGAGGGCGATTAGGTGTCCTCACGGAACGCAATGAAGCGCAGCACCTTGGCCTCTTCGGCGATCACCGATCCGATGGTGAAGCCTTGGGCGTTGGTCGCTGCCGCGCCTTCGTAGCGTGAGATGGCCGAGGTGCCAGCCACGACCGGAGTCGCAGCCGCCGCGACGGCGACGTTGTGAACCACATTGGCGGTGACGGTAGCGTCGTCGGTGCCGAGCACACCGGATGCCGCATTCTGGACGACGACTGTTTCGCCCGCGAAGGTGCCGACCAGCGACCCTTCTTGCAGGACAAGGAAGCCAGCCGCATCGCCAGCCGCGAACGAGCCCGAATAGAGCAGCACGTCTGCGACTTGCGCGGTGGCCCGGGAGGTATTGCCCCGGATGGTCGACCCCTTGATGATTTCCACGGTGCCGCCCGAGGTGAACGGGACCACCCATTGCAGGAAGGCGGTCGTGATGATGTCGCCGTCCGACGAATTGAAGAGTTGAACGCAGGTGGGAATCCACCCGAGTTCGACGTTGATGGCCGCCCCATTGCCTACGAGGATGCCGGTCTTGATTGCGGGCTTCATGACGAAAGCTCCTGTTTCCGGTTAAAGCGAAAAGGCGGGATCGAGCCCGCCTTCAATGAGGATCAGAGTTGCGAAACCGCGACTTCCAGACGGGCCATCCAAGCCTGATTGAGGATCAGCGCGGCGTGGTAAGTCTTCCAGCCGACGTAGCCTCGCTGGCCGAGCGGGTCGTCCTTGGTCTTCTGCCCCACCGGAATAACCGTAGGAGAAACAGCACCTTGGCCGCGTAGGGCGACCATGCCCCATGCGTCCTGCCCGAAGTAGATGACGGGATAGACATCGGCGTTGACACCGCCCGTCGAGACCATCGAGCCAGCCGCGCCACCCGCGTTCAAGAACGGGTTGAGGTCGGGCGACAGCATGTAGCGGACATCCTCGACCGAGCCGATTTCATGCTCCGAAATCGGGTTGCGGGTGCCGTATTCGGCAACCACCTTGAAGCCGGGCATGTTTCGAATATCCGACTCAACGTCAGTGTGCGCGACCGCGATGAACGCACCTTCGACCGCCCGCGTGCCGTAGTCCGAGGACGGCGACAGCGACCGGGTGATCTTGGTTGCCTTCAGGGACTTCAGCGACCGCAGGACGGCGCGCTGCTTGCCGAGCGTGATCGGCGTATTCACGTCCGTGCGGACGGTGCCGTTGGCGTAGTAGACAGAGGTGCCAGCGCGGACCACGCCATAATTCAGCGCCTCGATCGTCCGGCCAATGTTCTCGCCAGCCTGCATCGAAGCATCGTTCAAAACCGGGTCCTCATGCAGGTCCTCGATCTTGTCGGTGACGACGACCACTTGGCCGTACTGCCGCAGGGTGGCCGCGACATCTTCGTAGCTGAATTGCGTTTCGGTCGGGGTGACGCCTTCGACCAGCGGCGTGGTGGCTGCTGTGAAGACTCGCGGACGCCGGAACTTGATGGTGTCCGTCTTGTTTTTCGGCATCGGCTTGGTCAGGCCGAGCTTTTCCAAGACCATGACGGGCTTGGCGTGGCGGAGCATTTGCCTCTCCGCGTAGACGTTTGTGCGGGGAGAAATTCCGCCATCGGAATATTGGGTCATCGGCATTGAAGCGGTCCTTCACAGTAGACCGCTCAATCCCTCATGCGTTGCGATACTTCTGCTCCTCCGGGTCTATGTCTCGGAAGGCGTTCCACAATTGCTGCGGGTCGCCATCTTCCGGGATGCCGCTGACGGTAGGGCGGGAGCCCCCACCTTGCGGCGATGCCGAGCTTGCCAGTTGTGCCGCGCGCCGGGAATTGAGCCCTTGGTTCGGAGCCTTGACAGGTGGCGTGACCTCCTGCGCAGGCGGTGCTTTGGCGGCGTCAACGAACTGCTTGAAGGCGTCCATCGTAGCGATCGCGCCTTGCGGATCGATGATGGCCTCCTGATTGGTAAGGAAGGCTTGGCGCAATTTAAGCGGCTGATCGACAATCCACTTGCCGAACGCGGCTCCGTTCTCGCGCAAATAGCCGTCCCAGCCGGGATGCTTGCTTTCGAGCAGAGTTTCGTTCGCCTTCAGTTCGCTGTCCATCTCAAGATCGGCGGCCTCTTGGCGGCTCTTCTCGACGGCATCGAACCGTGAAAGTTTCTCAGCGATCGGAGCCAGCTTCTTCTGAAGCGGGGTGGCGATCTCTGGATATTCAGCGGCCAATTCAGCAAGTGGATCGGCGGCTTCTCCGTCCGCAGCGGGTGGGGGCTGTTGCGCAGCAGCCGCGTTCCGCTCCTTGAGCCTGCGAGTGTAGGAGGCAATCCGGCCTTCGATCGATCGGCGGGCATGCTCCGTCTGCGCGGTCTCAAGCGCCTTGACCTGTGCGTCGTGCGCGGCCTTCAACTCTGGCGGCGCTGTTGCCCACGGGTCGGGGGCGGTCTTGTCGTCCTCCGGTGGTTTGGCTGCGGCTCCCGCGCCGGGTGCGGCTGGCTTCTCCTCCGGTGGCGTATCTTTACCATCTTCGGGATTTTCTGCAAACGCATCAGGATCGTGGCCGTTGGCCGCAGGCTTCGCGCCCACTTCGGCGGCCTCCGCCTCCTCCATTTCCTTCCAGAAATCCTCTTCGGTCTTTTCTTCGTCGGGCTTCAGTTCGGGCATGCTTCCTCCTCAGACGCCGCTGCGATCGCGGGGTCGTAGCTCATGCGGTATCGCGGTCTTCGGGACAACGGCTGGCTTCACCAACTCCAGCACCTCCCGCATGGCCGCGATCTTGCCGCGCAAATACTGGCTTTCGCCATAGGCTTGGTCCGGCTGTTCGAGCCGGGTGCGGGCGGCCTCGATAATCTCCAGCGCCTTGGCCGCGACCTCGCGCCAAGTGTCGGTGTAGGCGTCGATCATGCTGCCTTTGCCTTCTTCTTCGGCTTGGAGCCGCCGCTGACATAGCCGCCAGAGGAGGTTGGAATCTCGCCGCGCGCCCGGGCCTCCGCCGCGTTCTTCTGCTCGATCGCCACCTCGGAGGCGAATATCCGCTCCTTCGACTGGTTGTCGAGTTCCTTGCCCGCCAGCATAGCCTCAAGCTCCTGCACGCTCATGTTGAGGTTGGCGGCCAGCCCGTTCATCTGCGCGTCGTAATGCTTATCAGCGACATACCGCTTGGTCGCATTGTCCTGATTCGATAGCTGGACCTGCAATTCCGCCCGCTTGATTTCCGCCTCCTTGGCCTCCCTCGCCTGATCGGCGGCCACCTTGGCCGCGACCGCCGCTTCGCTTTCGGCCTGCGCCGCCGCGAGCACCGCGTCGATTTCGTCGTCGGTCAGCATCACCTCTTCAGCCGGGATCATGTAGGCTTGGAAAATCTTCTTCAGCAGTTCGCGATTGCGCAGCATCGGCCCGAAGATCGGATGGCCGCCAAGCTGGATGGCGATCACCATGAGATTCTGCGCCTGCAATTCGCGCATCAGCAGCACGCTCGAACCGCGCGCGTCGACCTGATAGTCGCCCTTGATTTCCTCTTTCGGGTTGAACTGCATGTTCCAGTCGTAGGACCGCCGAATGTCCGGCGTGGTCACATCGTCATCGAAGTTCTTGACGAACGAGCGGAACACCACATTGGCGGAATTGTGCATCAGCGCGGTGCCGAGCGCCGTCTTCTCGACGTTCTGCGTGCCGACTTCGCCCTGCTGGCCCTGAATGGCCTGCGGCACCGACGACATCTTGTCGATGAACCGTTCGCAGAGGGCGATGATGTTTATCATGTCCTCCTGCCGGGCCTCGATATGGAATAGCTGAAACGGCGGGTTCTCCTTCTGGATGCCGTTCTTGGCCCGCCAGACCTTGCGGGGCTTCAGCTTGTAGTCGCCGTCTTCCGGCTCGATGTTCTGCGTGTCGATGATGACCTGCGGGCCGCTCGACACCCCGGCGTTGTCCATCATGGCGCGGAATGCGCCGTTCAACGCCGACTGCGGATCGCGCAAAAGCGCGGGCATGCCGTAGCCGAAAATCGAGGCTTCGTCCTTGATGAGATTGTAGACCGAGTAGATGCACTCGCCGGAATCGTATGGGTAGACGGCGAATTTCAGGATTTCGCCCTGACAGAACCAGATGCAGACGTTGATTTCGATGAGTGGGTCGATTTCCTCGATCTGCCGCAGCGCCTCCCCGGCGATCGTCTGCACGGTTCCGTCGCGGCTGGAGGTGAGCATGTGCATGGCGAGCGCCTGCATGTCCTCGGGCTCCAGCGGCCCATAGTATTCGAACACATGGTAGAGGTCGCCCGTGACCTGCTGGGTGGCCGCCCGGATGTTGCGAAGCTGTGCGAGGTAGGACGGCGCGGTGGTCGACGGGGCCAGCGTCAACAGTCGCCGGATCGCATCCTTGTCGAAGCCCTGTAGGTGCTGAAGCTGGCGGATCATGCGCCGGTTCATCAAGTGGCGCTCGAACGTGCCGTTGCCGTTCTCGATGTCGGTGGCGTCCATGTCGGGGAAGAATCCCCAAATGTCGACATCGCGGAATGCGGGTTGCTGGCCGGTCGAGATGTCGAGCCGGTACTCGCCTGACTCCTCATCGGTCTTCCAGCCGCGCCGCACCTTGTCGCCAGTGACCGGACCCTTGGTCACCCCGGTGCCGAGCTTGACGCTGCAATCGATCTGCTTGCGCTTGATCGTCTGGTAGCGGCATTCGGTCAGTTGGTCGTCAATCTCCTTCTCCATGAGGTCCGACCGCTTGCGGGCCTCTTCCAGCTTGGCCGACAGCATGGCCGCCGCCGCCTTCGCCTCATCAGCCTCCGCCTGCTTTTCCTGCGCCTGCGCGGCGAGCGCCTGCTGCTCCTCCGGGGGAGCTTCCGCGCCGATTTCCTGCGCTTGCGCCGCCTGATCCTGCGCGGCCTTGGCCTGCTCGATCTTCTCGCGCGCCGCCGCTGCGGCGGCCTCCACCTTGTCCGACAGCGTGGGTACGGGCGTCGGCGAAATGCCCCAGTTCTTCTCGTCGGTGGGGAATAGCAAGTCCTTCAGCCGGGCCGCCATCGCGTCGGTCTTGTCCCGGGTGACGTTGATGAAAAGCTGCGACCGCTCCTCCTCGAACAGGACCTTGGCGGTCGCCATGTCATAGCGCCCGTGATACTGCTCAAGATCTTCAATCCAGCGGGTTTCGAGCGATTGCCGCTTGCCGATGCGGGAATTGACCTCCGCCTCCAGCCGCCCGACGATCGCCTTCAACTGGTCCTTCGACGGTGGCCGAATCTCCTGCTGGCTGCGAATGCTTTGCGGCAATTGCGGATTCGACGCCGGGGGGTTTTGAACCATCATGTCGGCCATAATCAGTATCCTGCCCTGTGATCGGCGACACCCATGCCAGCGCCGTGGCCGTTCGGCTTCATCGGCGGCAGCGTGGCCACCTTGTTCCACGTCAGCCACAGATACCGCATGTCATCCATGAGGTGATCGGCTTGGTGAGCGACGATCTTGCCCTTTTCGTCGCGCTGGTAGACCCGGTATTCCGCCTTGAAGTTCTGGAGCGTCGAGAAAATCTTAAGCTGCCCGAGCACCAAGGCCTGCCAGACCGCGACCAGCCCGGCCTCCAATTCGTTGTTGGCGTCGATCAGCTTGAGCCCGAGCGACACATATTCCGCCTTGAGTTGGGTGCCGTCCTTCTGGCTGGAGCCCTGCGATGCCGGGTCGATCGCGCCGCGAATCCACTCGCCGCGCGTCTTGATCGCCGCCGCATGGACGACCGGAAGCTGCTGGCCCTTATAGTGCTCCGAGTACAGGTAGATGATCCCGTCGACCGGGTTTTGCGCGCCCCACAGCGCCGCCGTCCGGTTCCACCCTACATCCAGCGCATAGGCCTTCTTCCAGCCCCACGGGATCGCAAACGGCTTGACCTCGATGTCGCCGATCGGAACCGGATAGATCACGCCAGCGCCCATCGACGGCTCGCCCCTCGATCGCGCATCCCGCAGGTACGGCGGGGTCGAGTCCAAGAGTTCGCGCTTGCCCTTCTCGTCCAAGTGGGGAACGTCATCCCACCCGGCCTGCACGATGTATCTGGACGGGGCGACTTCAGGCATCAGTCACTCCACCAACTTCGGAAGACTCATCCCGCCACCCGACCCTATGAGGTCGAGCAGCAGCAGGATCACGATGATGCACAGCACCACGATGGCCGCCACCTTCAAAATCCTCTGCGGCGGCTCCGGGATGAATTGATCCACCACATACACGAATAGGTAGTAGAGAATGCCCATAATCAGCAGGTAAATGATGAGGTTGATAATCGCGCCTATCATCACAGCACCTCTCAGTTGTTCATCCAGCGTGACATGACCAGCATCAGGCCCTCGCGCTGATCTTCCCTGCCGTCGACCACGCCGGGCCGGGAGGCGAACACGCCACCTGCCCGCATGAACATCGGCTGGCCGGTCGGGAACACACGGGCCACCCATTCGACCTCGATGGAGTCCTCTGGCGCGGTGAGCGCCTGCATCTGCACCCCGGTGAGGGTGACTTGGACGTGGTAGCGAATGAGGATGGTGACGGTGCCATACTCAGTTTGCAGCGCGTCGATCGTTGACGCGCCCTGCGGCGGATCGTTTTTGTACGGGTGGGTTGGGGACAGAAGGCCCTGTAGTCCCCACTTCCAAGCGAGGTAGCCGTCGATCTTGGGATAGACGCTCTCGGTCAGATCGGCGTTGTAGAGCACCAACTCCGCGACATCGAAATCGCCGGTATCGGCCTGCGAATCGGGGTCGCGGCCACCCAGCCCGTATTCCCCTCCCATGCCGCCCGGCAGGCCGGAAGACGCCGCGACTGTTCCGTTCTTGCGAAATTCGGTGATGGTGCCGTCCGCGTTGCCGCCGTAAATCTTCCAGTCTTGGTTCGAGGTTGAACCAGTAAGGGCCGACACGGTATCGGCGAAGGCGTCCTGCCCGTCCGGCGAAAAGCCGACATAGAGGTTTTTCGGGGCCATCGCGGCAAAGCAGTAGCCGTCATGCGGGAAGCCGGTCACGGGGTTCCACTTGCGCACCACGTAGGCCATCGACCATATCGCGTCGGTGAACTCGGCATCGCCGCGCAACCGGCTTTGCAGCGCGGTGAAGCGGACGACCGGGCGGCCATTCATCGCGGTTGACCGATAGACCGGCAGCGGCGTGCCGACCATCACGGGATCGAGGCCGATCGCCTCATCCGTCAACGGCCATTCCGTGACCTCTTCGCCCTCCTCCAGATCGAGCATGGTGGCGTCGAGGTGGACCCTAAGCCCGCCGATCAGGCTGGGCCGCCACGGCAGGTAGCCGAATCGGATGTTGTTGAAGGTGATGAACGACATCGAGCCCGGGCTCACCGTCATCGCGACCATGTAGTTGCCGGACGGGTAGACCTCCATGAAGCCCTGCGTGACCGCGTGGGTGATGCCCAAGCTCATCGTCAACTGGAAGCCGGTGATGAAGACGCGCCGGTTCTCGACCGCCTGCACGTCGCCGACCGAGGCGACCAAGAAGTTGCCGGTGATGACATCGGCGTCGACATCGACACTGACATCCGCGATCACGTCGCCACGGCTCATCGTCATCTGATTGCCGGTGACGAAGACCTCCCCGGCAGAAGGCGTCGAGACGGTGACCGTGCCCGATGCGATCGTCATCAAGTTAGTGGTCAGCAGGCCGAGCGTCTGCGGCCCGGTGACGAAATCGTCAAAGAAATTGCCGATCGAACCGCCGCCGATAATCCCGGTATCGGTCGAGGTGAGTGTGGCCCCGATCGCTCCCGAAGCCATCAAGGTGCCGTTCTTGAACACATACCAGTTCGATCCGACCGCCGCGAGGCGCAGCACATCGCCGTCGACATAGCCGCCATCGCCCGAGTTATAGATTTGCGCGATGGTGCCGAGCCCCGCCGTCTCCCGCCAGACTTCGACATGCCCGAAATTGATAGCCGTGGTCGCGCCGTGGAAGAGGCCGACGAACTGATTGTGGTCCGGCATCCGGCAGCACGCGCCGGGGCCGTAAATCAATTCATCTCCGATCGCGGTGAACTCGATGAAGTGGTCGAGCACGCCGGGCGATGGGTTGCACTTGTACGCGGAGCCGGACTCATCGACGGAGGTCGAGCGCAACTGGTTGCCGCTGACCGCCAGCCCGGCGAACCGGCCATCATGCACCCACGTTCCGCCGCTTGAGGCGATCGGCGTCGATTCGAGTGGGCCGTCCGCCCGGTCGAAATGGTCGTAAAACAGCGGATCGGCGAAGGTGGTAAGTGGCCCGGCCTCGAAATTCTCGGCGACCTCGCCGATGAATCCTCGACCGACAATGCCGGTGCCGACATCGTTGAGCGCCGCGCCGATCGCCCCGCTCGACATCACCGCGCCGTCATTCTTGAGCGTCCAGTTGGAGCCCTCGCATTCAAGCCGCAGGAGGTCGCCGGTCGCCACCGCAGCCGCGCCCGAGGTGTAGAGGGTGACGAACGTGCCAGCCACCCGGCGAGCCACTACGACCTGCCCAGCGCCCGCGCCTTCGTTGCCGACATGGAAGCCGACGAAGTTGTTGCGATCGGCCAACCGGCAGCAGACAAACGATTGCGCGCCAACGTGCGAGATGGAGCCAGCCAGCCCGGCAGGCACGATGCACTCGACATAGTGGTCCGCCGATCCGACCGATGGCGTCTTGTAGGCGGAGCCGACGCTATCGGTGACCCCCGCGTACAGAATGTTGTTGAACACCGACAGCCCGTGGACGATCGCGCTATCCCATACCCAGTTCCAACCGCCCGAGGCGGTCTTGCACGGCGCTTCCTCCAGCCAGCCGTCCGCCCGGTTGAAGGTGTCGGCGAAGGTGGTTTCCGTGCCAGCCGAGACCGAGACGTTGTTGAGGCTCATCGTCAGCAGGTTGGTGGTGAGTGTCGCGCCGCTCGCCGCGCCGCTGGTCAGCCCGGCCTCGAAATTGTCGAGGAAAGGATTCTGCACCGCCTGCCGGTTATGGATGCCGACCCGCGTGCCGATCCAGCCAGAGGCCGACAGCGCCATCGAGACGATCAGCACGGCATTCAGCCGGACCTCGATCTGATCCCCGGCAATCCGCGCCTCGATCGTGTCGCCCGAGGCAATGCCGTGATTGGTGTTGTAGATCGAGGTGAAGGTGCCGCCCGTCACCCGGTAGATTTGCAGGTTCGCGCCAGCGGTTCGCAGGCCGATGTACTTGTCCCGGCTTTCGCCGCGCAGCACGACGAAGCTGTTCGCGCTCGCATCCCGGGAGGTCCACGAAACCCAGTGGTTGACGTTGCCGATGTCGAAGTAGGTGAGCGACCCGCCGCTGGTGGTGTTGGCCGCCGCCCACTGGTTTCCAGAAATGCCGCCCGTGTTGACGCCGAGCCCGTCCGTCGCCCACGTCTGCCCGCCCGAGGTTGTCGGAGTGTTTTCGATCCAGTTGTCGGCGCGGTTGAAGTTGTCGGTGAAGGTGGCCGCGCCCTTGTCGATGCCGCCGACCGATGGCGAGGAGGTCGACATCGCCACTTGCGAGCCGGTGGCGTTGACGCTGATTGCGCTGGCCAGCGACCCGAACTCAAGATCGTCGGCGAAGGTCGCCACCGTGGTGCGCGCCACCACCCCGGTATCCGTGGAGGTGAGCGTGCCGTTGCCGATCGCCCCGGAGGTGACGACCGTGCCGTTCTTGCGCAGTTGCCAGTTAGTGCCCGAGCACTCCAGCCGCAGCACGTCGCCAGCCGCGACAGCGCCGCCAGCCGAGGAATACAAGTTCGACAGCGAGCCGCCGACGCGCCGGTAGACCTCGATCACCGAGCCGTCATTGCGGACTCCGACGAAGTTCGAACGATCGGCCAACCGGCAGCAGACAAACGGGCCGCTCGAAATCGAGGTGGTGGCGACCTTGTACTGGGCATAGTGGTCCGCCGTGCCCTGATTGACCGACTTGTACGCGGTCCCGGTCGAGTTCGAGGTGTTGCAGCGAAGCTGGTTGGTGTTGATCTGGAGCCCGGCAGCGACCAGCCCGTCATGGGTCCAGTCGCCACCGCCCGACGCCGTGGCGGAGGCTTCCAGATTGGCATTGGCCCTATCGAAACTGTCGGTGAAGGGCATGCGTCGAGCCCTCCCGGGAGCCTTCGATCAGACGATCCTGATAATGGCGTTCGATGCGTCGGCGGCTGGGAAGATCACCGTGAAGTCGCCAGCCGACGATGACTTGTCGGACCCGAACGACAGCACGACCACCGAAGGATCGGCCACGGGCGTGGTCACCGTGTCGTTGTAGATCATCGCGCCATTGGCGGTGATCGTCGCGGTCGACCATGTGGTGTCGGCGAAGTCGGCGATCGCCGTCGACCCGGAGAGCGTCACGGTCTGCCCGGTGAGCACGTTGCCGGTCGCCGTGTAGCCGGTGCCCGAGACCTCGCCGGATGCCGTGTAGGCCCCGGTGGTGCCGTCGAGCGTGGCCCCCGAGGTGTACAGCGCCATCTTGAAGGTGTTGCCGCCTGTCCCGAGATTGTGCATCCCGAGCATCACGTCGCGCTTGAAATTCTGGCAGATAGCTTGCGTGATCGCCATCTCACTTCCCCTTTTCGAGCATCAGGTGAGTCTGATAGGCGCGGTCGGATGCTATCGCCCGCTTGATGCCGTCGAGCACGACGACCTTCATCTGCTCGCGGAAGGCATGGGCTTGGTCGCGGATCGGTTGCGGCGCGGTGTCCGCCACCCGGATCAGCTTGTCAACGATGCGCTCCGCGAAGAACTCGGGGGGATGTCCACCGTTCGAGGTGGTGACGACTTGGACGGTGCCGACAGCCATCGGCTGTTCGTCGGTCCAACTCATAGGATCAGCGCCTTCATGGCCGCGATGCGGTTTTCGAGGTCAGCCTGCTCTTTCGCGATCTTGTGCTCCAGCGCGTTGAGCTTGGACTCACGATCCTCCAGCGTCCAGCGCACCTGCGCCGCCAGCTTCTCCTGCTCGACCACCGTCCGCTCGCGCTGCTCGATTTCGTGGCGCTTGGCCGCGAGGGTGGCGAAGGCTTCCGCGAGTTCGCCGTCCTTCTTGGCGTACCCGGCCAGCATCTCGGAGTCCTGTTCGTCGGCCAGCTTGATCTTGCGGGTGAGGTCCGCCTCCCGCTTGTCCAGCCCCTCGCGGGCGAACGCGATGTCGGCCTCATGCTTGTCGAGTTCTTCCGTCTTGGCGGTGAGCACCTGCTCGCGCTCATCCAGCTTTTTGGCCAGCCCGTCGAGCTTCTGCTGCGCCGCGATCATGCTCGCCATTGCGTTCTGGATTTCGACAATACGGGCTTCCGTCGCTTGCGGATCGGAGACGATAGCGAGCAGCTTGTCGAGCGAATCGGTGGCCTTGACTGCTTCCCCCCGGGTGCCGCTCATCATGTCAGAGGCTCCCGATGACGGCGATCTTGAAGCTCCTGCCGGGTGGCACCCCGGTGAACCGGGTTTCGCCCGCAGCCATGCGCTGCGCCGTGGTCACTGCGGTGGGATTGACGCCCCAAGCCACGCAGCAGGCTTCCTGCGCATGAACCATCAGGAAGGCGGTGCGCTCATTGAAGGCGTTGGACTGGGTGGAAGCGCCGGTCACGACGACCGTTTGCTCCGCGTTGGCGGGCTCGACCCCAGCCGCGACCCCGTAGCCGCCAAGATCGCGGGCGAGGTTGGCGTACTCCGTCACGAACAGCGGCATGCCCGACCTCCCTCATCGATGTCTGTGAGGGCGGAGAATATTCCTCATATCGGTTGAAAACACAATCGCTTGTGTTTTTGGCCTCCGGGATCGATTCCAGCCCGACAATTACCCGGACGTTACCGCTGGGGTGGCACCTATGCGATCCTTGCATGGCGGGGCGTGTCAGCCATCCAGCAAGGGCGCATAGCTCAGAATTTGAAGTCGACCCCCTTGCTGCGGTCCTTCAGCCGGACGGCGAGGTCGCCGATCGCCCCGTTGAGCGCGCCGATCATCTTGGTCACGTCATCCTCGGTGTACTCGTACAGCGAGCGGTTGCTCAGGTTGCCCATGTTCTTGATGCCACCGAGCGTCCGCGTCATGCGGAATGCGCCAATGCGCAGGAACTTCTCGCGCTTGGTCTCGGTCCTGCCGGGATGCAACACCACGGGCGGCTCTGGCGGTGGGCTCTCATGCTGGGGAGGGACTTCCTCCGTGATCTTCCTGCGTGGCATGTCATCCTCCCTGTCAGTGCGCCTGTCGGCGCTTGTGAAGCGCGTCTTCCTTGCCCCGCGCATAGGCCCTTCGAAGGGCGTCGGCGATCTTCTCGATGCCGTCTTCAGCGTCATCGGTCAGGTTGTCGTAGATGTCCTTCGCCTCGATCGCATTCCAAGCCTCCCGGATTTCCTTCTTCATGCCCATCAGATCACCAAGCGCAAATCGAGTTCCTGCCCGGTGACCGAGCGCGGCGGATCGTGATGCAGCAGTTCGCGGTCGAACTCCCCGAGCCGGTCCTCATCGTGCGTCTGCGGCGAAATCAGCGGAATCAGGCAGGTGACCGGCGTTCCTGATTCGGTCTCGCCTTCCCACACCCGGGCGCTGGCCCCGTTGACCATAACCACCTTGTCCGTCGAGGCGATCGTGATCTTCATTGCTCGGGCTGCTCCTGCTCGTCCGCCTGCCGGTAGCGATCCTCACCCTCCAGAAACATCAGGTAGGCATGCGCCCGGGTGACCACCTGTTCGAGCGAGCCATGCGGATCGGCCTCCTGCGCCATGCGGAGTGCCATCTCGCGGCGGAAGTCGGCGCGATCGCGCTGCCGCCGCTCCTCCTCACCGGCTTGACTGAACACCCCGACATTGGCCCGGTTGACAAATTGTTGCTTGGCCGCGTCCGCGTAGCTGCCCGGGCCGCCCTTGCCCTCGACGGAGAGCGGAAGAGGCGGCGGCATGCGCAGGAAGTCGCCTTCAGCGTGCGCCGTGGCGTCCATGCTAGGGTCTGTCGGCTGCGGGCCGGTCACCCCGTAGGGCTCATCGAAGTCGCTATCCTCCATGTCGGGAGGCGGCGGAGGCGGCGGGTCCATCGGAGCCGTCAGGTCCACCTGCGTTTTGGTAGGCTCGATATACGGGATCGGCTTTGAGGTAAGCGCCTCATCCTCATCGAACTCGGGCAGCTTGTAGCCCGGCATTCCCGTCACTGGGTCCTTCACGAATGGCATGGTCATCCTCCCTTGGAATTTCGTACTACACCCGAGTGCGCGATTATTCAATCCGTGATCCCGGCACTATGAAATCCTGAATGGCCCCTCATCCGCCAACTGCATCACCGGGACGATCGACCAATCCTCCGCCAGCATGTCCGTCTGGCTGGCCAGCCACGGCACCAAATCGCCCTGCACGGTTCGCATGAAGATGTACGGCAAGGTCATCTTCGAGTTCTCATCCGGGACTTGCAGCGCGAGGTACATCCCCTTGCCGTTCCACCCCTTGCGGCACACCAAACCGCCATCCCGCAGCCGATCGAGCGCCCAGCCAAAGTCGGTCTTTTCCATGTCCGTCCTCCTCAATTCAGCCGCGCGCCCGGCAGCGCCGGGACTCCCGCGAGCGTTCCACCTGCCAGCACAAGCTCGACCCCGGCGTCGGTCAGCTTGAAGGTAAGCCCGTAATCCTCATCATCGACCGGCACGCAGAGCCCGGCCCGGTAGGCCGCGCGCCATTGTTCCGCCCGTTCCTCCGAGCATTCCTCATCCGCGATGAACTCCGCGAGCACACGCTCGACCAGCAAAGCCTCATCCATCGGTTTCCTCCTCGAACCGGGCCAGCGCCCGGCGCAGCGCGTCCGCCTTGATCTGCGTCTCGACGCTGATAAGCCCGCCGTTGCCGCCCTTCCACTGTGTGCCGATCATGATCCCATTGTCATCGAACGAGATGGATTCGACCAGTTCCTTGGCCGCGTGCCATAGCTGGCCGACCGACTCCGCCCACAGCGACACCTCATCCGGGTTCATGCCCTCGGGCGTCAGCGTCATCGCAATTCCTCGAACGCAGCCCAGTCGAACACGAAGCAAGGCTCCATATCGCCCGGCGATCCGTTGCGATCCTTCCGCCCGGCCCAAATGACACGATCGCTATGCAGGTTCATCCGGGTCCAGCGGATGACGCCATCATCGAAGCGAACGGCCAGACGGGACGGAGTGCCGCTGCACTGCTTGAGCGCCCAGCACGATCGCACCTTGAGCACCGACAACCAATACCCGTCACCGTCGCGATAGCGCCAGTTGCGGCCTTTAGCCTCAAGGTAGAAATCGACTGGCGGGTGATCGCCGCAGCCACGCCTGAGCATGGCGAAGTCAGGCCCGTAGGACAGGGCGTTGATCTTCTCGAAATCGTAGCCCCAAGCCTCCGCGCACTCCTTGGCGATCGCCCGCTCGACGGCCTTGGTTGCGTCGTTTTCGAATAGCGGACGCGCCGTCATCATGTGTCAGCCAATTCGAAGGCTGCAACGATTTGCGCGACGTTGACCGACGCCGTGGTGCGGCTGGTTGGCGCAAACAGGAGCCGTCCCGGGCTGTCCCGCAGCCAGACATCCTCCCCGGTCTTCATGGTGACATCGATCCACAGCGAACCATCAGCCGCCAGATGAACCGCTTCGATACACTCGATCGCGAGCGTGTGCCCGGTGATAAGCAAAAGGCCGAACGACCAGCAGTCATCCATCATGCGAGGGATAAACCAAGCAGGAAGCAGCCTCTTCGCATCGATCCCCTTTGTGAGATATTCCTCACTCACATCCATCACATCCCCCTTTGCCGTTATTGCGGACGGCCACTGCCGTTGAGATTCACCACCTTCTTGGCGGCCTCCATAGCGGCCTCCGCCTCGGCCACCTCCTTGTCGTAAAGGCGCTTTTCGACGCGCCATGCCAGTTCGCCCTTCAGCGCGGCGATGTCCTGCTCCAAGCAGACCCTCCGGTGCTCAAGCTCCAGCTTGGCCAGTTCCCGCTTCAGGGAGCTATCCGGCGTGTCTTCGATCTGTTCCTTGGCTTCCCAACCGCTACCGAACTCTTCCCCCCATTGCCGGTCGATGTATTTGTCCGCTGCCCGGATCATATCTGCCAGTACGCTCATTGTTCCTCTCCTCTTTTTTCTAGTATCGCAATCTGCTTCTTAAGACCATCGACCAGCTTGCGGGCCTCCTCCGGTATGATCTTGAAGGTGATAGACACCTCATCGTGCTTTCCTGATAGTGTCACCATGATAACATCGACGAAGATGCTTGCCTTAATATTGATGCCGCTATCCGGTCCTCTTGCCATCACATCATCCCTAGTTGTGGTCGATCGCTTGCCATTTGGAATTGCTGCACGGTCTCGGTGATCCCCTGAAGCGGGGTGAAGGTGAGGAGCATGATGCCGTTGGTCGTCATCAGGCGAATGATGCACTCGCCGTAGACATCCATCGGGCATTCCTCATCCGCCCAAATCACATGCTGGGACGTGCCCTCGAACGAGCCTCGACCTTGCTCGTAGGATTTCATACCCAAGGTCGACCAGCCGCCCGACACATGCCGGACCTTCACCAAGTCGGTGAGGTCTTCGACGCCGCGCTTCCACGTCACCCTGCCTATCAGATTGCCCGGGACCATGCCGGTTCCGGCGAGTTGCTTGCGAGTGCCATCGTAGGCCACAGGGCCGAGCAGGGCGGCCTGCACGATGTCGCGGGTGGATTCGTTCTTCTTGCCGCACGCCCACGCCCTGACAGGCCCGTCAAAGCGCCTGCCGTCCCACCAACCGGGATAGAGCCCGGTGAGGTGCGCGGTCACCTCGAACGCCCCGGTGATCGTCTTGCCTACACGATTAGCTGCCAAAAAGCAGCGTTCCCGGTAACTGGCCCCAGCCTCGAAGAACTCGACATGCTTCGGGTAGTGACGCCGGGCATAGACAAGCACGGTGCCGTCGAGGTCGAGCCGGTCTTCATCCGGGAAGAGTTCGAAGAACTGGCGCTGCTGGAGCCGTCGCGACATGGTGGCCGCGAGCGCGGCGTAGTGCTGCCGGGTTTGCAGCGGGAGGAGGTCCATGTCCTCCAGAGGCAGGAGGTCCAGCATGTCACTGGACGGTCATCGGGACGAAGCTGACCATCTCTCCGAGTTCGCCCTTTTGGGCCGCGTCGTGGACTACCCGCTGCATCGCGTTGCGAAAGCCGTCATCGCCGAAGGACCGCGCCACCCCGAGCGCCACGATGAAGTCGACCGGCACCGGCTCGTTCGCTTCGTGGTCGGGAATCGTGATGAAGCACTGCCCTTTGCGGATTACCATCTTGATGTCGCCCGGCTCTGGTTCGGGCGGGTGGTCGTATTTAGTCACCGTCGCTTCCATCGTCTCTCATCCCCATTCGAAGGAAGCGGCAGGGAGAGAAAGGCCCTAAACTCCCTGCCGCCGATTCCCATCACGGACTTTCCTAGCCGCGTCACCTTGACCCCAACAATAAACTGGCACGAGGAGCCAGCGGGAGGCGGGGAGGTGACTTTTCGTTGTTGGGCTGGCCGCTCGCCCTCAAAATGCGCCTCCCTACCTACCGAGTGAATGCCGATTCCCATCCGGCCACCGTACCACGAAACTGCCAGAGGTCAATGCTTCACGCCAGCCTTGATCGATCGCACCTCCGCGTGGATCGCCGCCATTTCGAAGCGGATTTCGTCATCCGTCATCGAACTGTAATTGTGGTTGAAGGTCGAGACGTTGACGCTCCGATCGATGAACAGCCCAAACAGTTTGGCCTTGCACGCCCCGGCTTGGACGGCGGCTGACACCTGCCCGAGCTTGAGCGCGTAGGCTCGATCCTCATCGAACTGCGCGGCCATCGAATCGATCGTCACCTCGACCCGCGCCAGCGCCTTGCCTTGGAGTTCGGCGATCCGCGCGACGACATTGCCTTTTCTAGCCAGCCTCGACGCATGTTGCATGGATGGTCGATACCCTGCCAGCGCATATGCCTCATCCAATGTCTTGCCGGTGACGCGGAACTGACAGAACGATTCCTGTCTGGCATTTTTGAGAATTGGCATCAGACATCCTCTGAGTTTGCCAAGCGGTGAGCGCCGCGTGATGCTGATCGACGTTCCGGCTTGGATTTTTCCATGCGAATTTGAACATCGCCATTTTCTGCTCTTCGGCAAGTGCCTCCCGGTTGGGATAGCTTTGAACGAATACGTCCCATTTGGCTTTGTGTTCTGGCGTCATTTTCCCCTCCGGTTCATCGAAAAAGTGGCTGGACCATGTGGTTCAACCTCCCCTCATAGAGGGGGAGGGTTGTGAACCAGTCCACAAGGGTGGTCTCCGGTTTCGATTTTGGTCCAACCAATGTTGCTATGTAAATATGTGAAAACATTAACAAATCTATCGATGCTGGTTCAACCTAAACCCCTGAACCAAAAAGGGCTGGACAAATCGCTTTTGGTTCACACTTTATGCGGGTGAACCAGCAACTTCTGATGTGCCTAATTCGAGCGCCTTTTCGCCCTCCTTGGTGAGGACCAGTTTGCCCGAATAATCACGCATCCACTTCTTTTCGCGGAGCCGATCGACGGTCCTGCGGGCGGTGCTTCGCGATGTCTGCGCCTTCACCGCGATTTCGCGCTCTGACAGGTTGGCCTCCGCGTGGACGGCGGCGAGTATGGCAAGCTCGACCCGGTTTTGTTCGGTCTTGAGTTCGGCCTCGCGGCTTTCGACCATTGGCCGGACCACGGTGGCCGCCATCTGGTTGCCTTCGCTATCGAGCAGGTATTCAGGCTTGATGATCGCGGACTCCAGTTTGATCGGATCGAACGGGATGCCGCGCAGCTTGCCGAGCCAGTGGAAGGTGGCGACGTTGCCCTCCACCCATGAGGTGAGGTTGCCGTCGAGTTCATTGGTGATGGCCGAGCCGCCGCGTGGCAGCAGATCGTCGCGCTTGGCCCGCTTGACCGGGTGAGCCACGATAATCCCGACAGGTCGCGCCGGGTGGAACTCCAGCAGCGATCGGAAGTCGGCGGCGAAGTCGAGCATGGCCGTATTGAGGCTGTCATCGTCGCCGAGGAAGAAGGCTTGCAGGCTGTCGAAGACGACCAGCGCAAGGTCTGGATACTCGCCGAGCAAATACTGGATGCGATCGGTCGCCTCCGAGATGTCGAACACGCCTTCATGCCAGACGATCGGCAGATCGTAGGGATCGATGCCAAGCTCCGAGCACATCCCGTAGAACTGGTAGCGGACGTTATCGGGGTTTTCGCCAGCGAAAATTACAACCGTGCCTTGCTGGCACTTGCGACCGCAGAACCACTCGCCGCGCGCCACCTTGATGGCCATCAGGAGAGCGATCAACGTTTTGCAGTGCCCAGTGTTGCCGGTGAATGTGTAGGTCGATCCGCGTAGCAAAACACCTGCCACCAAATAATCCGGTGGTTGCATCTTTTCGAGAAATTCGACGGAACTGATGAAGCCGTTGAACTTGCGGCCTCGCTTGCGGGCCTTTTTGGGCTTGGAGAAAGCGCCTTCGCCATTGAAAAACGGTCGTTGGCCCGGCTCATGTGTCACAAAACACCTGCCGACCGCTTGAATTGTGGGGGAAAATGGATAGATTGCATGGGAGTAGACCCTCCTCATCCGTTCGCAGGTTGGTGGAGTTTCTGGGGCCGGTGGTGTTCGAAGCACCCCGGCCCCCATTCTTATCCGGCTCACCGGATTTTTCTAGCCCCATAGTCCGATTTCAAACCGACACCCGGACCTGTCGGCGGATCGCTCCCCAGCCTTCGAGCACGGCCAGCGCATCATCCACGGTGTCGACCCACGCCACCTTGCCCCCGGCCTGCTCGACCTCATCCATGAACAAAAGCTGTGATTCGGTGGGCTTCTCGCCGCGCCGCTTGAGTTCCAGCACATGCACGCGCGCGCCGCCCGGCTGGATCAGGATGAAGTCGGACACCCCGGCCCGGGCTCCCATGCGCTTGAGCCGTCCGCCCTCGATCGATCGGCGGGTGATTGTGCCGTCCTTGTTCTCCTTCCAGATTGCCGATCGCTCGCCGCCGTTGGGCGGGTGAAACCACAGCCAGCCCGGAGCCTTGCCAACCCGCAGGTAGTCGGCGATGACGCAGTGCATTTCGAACTCGGTCGCGCCTGTCGGTCTCACTCCGCGCTGCCGTGGCCCCTTCAGCAAATCCAGTTGGCGCTCGACCATCGTAGTACAATCCCTCTTGCACTCCCCGCTGCAATCTGTAACCTTGGCATTTCACTTTGGCTACAGGGAGGATGAGACCCGTGAAAACCTTGATTGCGACTTTCGTACTATCGCTGGCGCTGGCTGGCGTTGTTTACGCCAAGACCTGCCGGACCACCTGCACGACGATCGGCGACACCCAGTTCTGCCGCACCTCATGCCTCTGACCGGAGGATGTTCGACTTCATCGACTTCAGGGAACTGATTTTCATATTCCTGTTCGGCATGGTGTTCGGCTTCGTGCTGGGCGTCATCCTGATATGAGGTGAGCTATGCCGCAGCCGTTCAACCGGACTTGGATCATCAACGCGCCGTGGGCGCACCCGGTCTGGAGCCAGTACGCGCTGCTGCTGTACGACCTGACCACGCCGATGGACGACCTGCCGCCGCCTATCCTCTACCGGGAGGGCGACACCCATGAGTTCCTGCTGTACGCGATGGACCCGGATGTGCCGGTCAAGCCGGGCAAGGAACCGCCGAAGGACACCGAGATGCAGCTACTTGGTCCGGCGAATCACGGCTATCAGTTCAAGGCGGACTCCGACGCGGCGGCGGAGCAGCGTATGGATGAGGTGGTCGAGGCGATCGAGCAAGGCGTACTCCACCCGGACACCGACTTCCGCAAGGACTGGGACGAGATATTCAAGGACGCCTATTCGCTCAAGAGGTGACACGATGCCACTGAAAAAGGGCAAGTCGAAAAAGACCATCTCCAAGAACATCAAGGAGATGAAGAAGGCCGGATACCCGCAGGATCAGGCGGTGGCCGCGAGCCTCGACACCGCGCGCAAGTCGGGTGCCAAGATTCCGAAGCATAAGGGCATGAGGCTGAAGTCGTGAAGACCAGCGACGTTCTTGCCGCCGCCAAGAAGGTGCCGAAAGGCGATGGTAAAGGCGCGATCAAATGCCCGCGTTGCCCGAATACGCTGCACTGGTGGCGCAAGGGCACCCGCCTGAAACTGCGGTGCGACATGGAAACCTGCCTGTGGGATGACGTGATCGAGACCAGCGTCGTGTCGATGCGGGGAGGTGACGAATGACGACCCGGGAGGAGTTCGACGGCGTGTTCGGCAAGGTGCTGAAGGCGCTGCCGCTGGTTCCAAAAGAGGGTTTCAGCGGCTCGTTCAAGTGCCCGGCCTGCGAAGACGGCACCGTCTATTGGAGACGCGCGCCGCGCAACAAGCACCTGCGGCTGCAATGCAGCACGCCAAACTGTGTCTGGATGTTCCAATGAAGCTCGATCCCCGCTGGCTACCGCGCTCCTACCCGGAGCTATTGCAGGACGTGATTGCCATGCACGCCAACATCGATTCGCATGACACCACCGAGGCCAAGCGCATGGCGACCATGCTCGAACCTGCGGTGGTGGTCGCCCGCGAGCAGCTTGACAGAATCACCCAAGCCGCGATCGCCCGGATGATTGGCGGCCAGCATGGGTAAGCTCTCGCCGATCGTCTCGCGTCAGATCGACATGCTGACCGACGACCTTTCGCTGACCTGCCACGGCGCGGATGTCGGCATCGTCGCGGTCGCGCTGGCCCGGGTGCTTTCCAGCGCCCTGATGAACATCCCGGACGGGCACCGCGATGTCGCCTTTGACGCCTTCGTCGTGCTGGCCCGCAACAACCTGCTGCTTGGCGAGAAAGGCCAGAAGGTCGAGGAAGCATGGAACAGTATTCAACCACGTTCGAAATAATCCGCACCGTGATCGACCGCGCCGACCGCGCCATGCGCGAGCGGAACATCTACGCCAGCATCACGATCGAACTCGACCAGAAGGACTGGGACGAGTTCCGTCACACCCTGCCGCCGATGGTTACTCCCTTCATCGCGATCCGGGGGATCACCCCACCGCCCGATGATTTCGTCGCGGTCACCGTGGGTGGGCATACCGTGAGGCTGAAGCAATGAAGAAGCAGTACGCGGGGCGGAAGGTGACGGTGGCCGAGCCGAGGGTGACCATCAACGGCGTCGACCTGTCAGTCGGGCAGGCGATGACGCTGCGGGTGGCAATGGCCCAGTTTCTCGAAGACATGAGCCACCCGAACGCGCTGGGCACCGACGAGCACGGGCGCAGGATGACTGCCGCTTACCGCGAGCACGCCCGCAACATCAGCGCCATGATCCTGCGCCTATGAGCAAGAATCTGGTTTTCATCCTCCCACCGAAGGACGGGCACCTCACCGCGCCGCAGAACGAGCCAGCGCGGAAGCTGACGCACAAGCGGCTGGCGTGGCTGCAAATTCTCGAAATGGGGCCGGGTCACCGGAACAGCAATGTCGGCTTCTACTGCATGACTGCCGGGTGGAGCGAGTGGAACTATGTCGACGCCAAGACCGGCGAACACCTCACCTCCGAGGCTGCGGCGGCGCTACGCTACGATGAGCGCGTCCGCACAGATGGGGAGCGGCTGACGCCGAAAGGCCGCTGGATCGCCAAGTTTGGCCGCGTGGGAGAGATTTATTGACCGAGCACCAAGACTGGAAGTGGTGGAAGGACGAAGCCTACAAGGCAGCGACCCGCGCCGATGCTGCGGAGAAGGACGCGGCGGCGTTGCGAGAGGCCATAGAGCGTGTGCTTACCGGCAGGGAAGTTTACAAGGGCGACCACACAGAAGTGGAAAGTTACGACACCGGCACCATAGAGAACATCCTCAGTGCCGCGTTGGAGGCCAAGCCATGACGCCCGATGCTGATCCGGTGGCTTGGCAAAACCGCTATCGGTCGCGGAGTTGGCCGTCAGAAGAATGGTCGGAGTGGTCGGAATGGCGTGATGGGAAGCAGCCTGAGTTGCGGACAAAAGCAGAAGACGGAGGCTGCTACGACACGGAAGAGCGTCCGCTTTACACACGTCCCGACCCTGAACTTGTCAAGGCTATGGGCCGCGCCGAGGCTGCGGAGCAGCGGGTGGTAGAACTGGTGGAATCGCGCAACGGAATCCTCGACCAGCGTGATGCCTTCCATAAGCGCGTCAAGGAACTGGAGGCCTCGCGCAGCGAAATTATCATCCTGCGCAATACCTTCCGTAAGCGCGTCAAGGAACTGGAGGCGCGGCTGGCGAGTGAAGAGTCGGCGTCGAGCCAGACCCGGGCCGAACGCTATAATCTGGCGCAGCAGGTCAAGGAACTGACCAGACGGCTGGAAGCCCTGCAACAGGAGGTGTCGAAATGACCCGAACGGAAGCGATCGACCGCGTGCTGACCTATCTGCGGATGCTGCTTGGACGGCCCGGTATCGACCCGGAAATGGTGGCCAAGGCCAACGAATCGATCATCCTGCTAGAGCAGGAAAAGGTCGACATCGCCACCCGTGAGGCCGAACTTGCGGCGATCACCGACAGCCTGCAATCGATCCTCGGTTCGCGATCGTCTTGACGCTGCCTGTAGCATCCGGTTACAACTACGCCAAACCGGGAGGATAAGCATGCCGCTTGAAATCGTGCAGCGCGCCGCCGACAAAGCGGGCGGGCTGGCAGTCTTGGCGCGGGCGCTTGGCATCAGCCACACGGCATTCTATCGCTGGAAGGCGGTGCCGCCAGATCGCGTGCTCCAGATCGAGGAGATAACCGGAATCCCCCGATATGAAATCCGGCCCGACATCTACCCGTCACCCGACCGGCAAGAGCAGATCAATATCGAATCGGAATTGCGCGCGATGATTCGCCGCTATACGACCCGGCTGACCAGCCAGCAAATCCGCGCCGCGCTCCGCACCGCCATCAACGAAGTGCGAGACCTCCCGTGACCACGCCGTCCTATGTCGAGTTCCGATCGTCGCTCTGTGCCTGCCGACCGCGCATGGAGCCCAAACCACAGGGCATCATGCCGCTGATACGGACCCAGCATCGCGGCTACCGGACGGTCAAATATCTGGTCGACGTGTTCCCGGAGAAGGTCGACCGCAAGCGCCTGCGCATGGCGGCTGGAATCAGTGGCCGCGACCCGCGCCATAGCGCCAACTTCGAATGGCACCTCCTGCGGATCAACGATACCTTGCCGCTCACCGGCTGGCAGATCGAGTCCAACGAGACCGACACCCTCTACTGGCTGGAGCCAATCAACGAAGGGCACCACATGCGGTTGGTGCGCGAATTTCAAAGGAGACGGGAGCATGCCAGTGGGACATAACTCGGGCCAGTTGACGGAAGACGAACGCAAATCGCTATTCTTCAGCCACGTCCGCAAGCGCATGGCGATCGACGCCAAGATCAAGACCTTGCGAACCGAGCGCAAGGAGGACGGCGCGGCGGCGCAGAGCTTTGGCATCGTGCTGAAGGACATGGACTTCGCCATCGAAGCCATGCAGGCCGACGACAAGGCGAAGATCAGCGACCGCTACCTCTCGCACGGCGAGATTCTCAACTGGCTTGGTCTGGTCACCGGCTTTCAGGCGGACCTGCTGCGCGATCGCGCTCCCGCCCTCGATCGCATCGAGAATGACGGGCAGGTGGCCGGGCTGGCGGGCAAGAGCGAAGGGCAGAGCGGATACCCGGCCAAGTCGGATGAGGACACGGCATGGCGCAAGGGCCACCGCGAAGGCCAACGGATCATGCGCGACAACCTCAAGGCCGCGATGGACAAGAAGAACGCGGAGAACAAGGCGACCGTCGAAGGCCTCAAGGGCGACAAGCCCAAGCCCGAGCCCAAGAAGACCGGCAAGGTGGTGCCGATGAGGCCGAAGTCGACCAAGCCGCCGACCCCGCCGCCTGCTGCATAAAACGGCATCGCATCAGGTGAGAATCCCCGGAAAGGATGCTCGCGCCTGCTGCATAAAAACAGGGGCGCTAAAATTCAAAAACGAATTATGACGCCCCCAAAAAAGGAGAATTTGCATGGCCCAAATGTTGAAACTGTCCGGCGATCCAGATGACGACGACCTTGAGGAGGCCGTCGAGGCGGCGATGAAGGACCTCGCGCCGCCGAAGGTGAGTGATCCAGTCGGTCGACCCTTCAACCCCGAGCAGTCAGCGCCGCCCGGCACGCTGGTGACCCAATACCGGCAGTCGTTCGCCAACCAGATTCGCCTGCTTCAGGAGCGCATCGACACGCTCAACAACGAAGCCCGCATGCTTACGAGCGAATACCGCCGCAAGATGGAGGAGATTGAGACCAAGCTCCGCCGCCTCACCGTGGTCAAGGCGTCGGTCGAGGGCGCGCACACCCACCTGCTGCGCCGGGAAGATGAGTGACTGGTTCTTCGCCCCGCTCAGGCCGCTCTACTACGAAGTGATCGTCATCGACCCGGCGTTGCACTTCAAACTGTACAGCGAGGCCGGGGCGAAGAAATCCCCGCAGGCCCAATACCGGACGATGGCCGACAATGACATTCTCGACCTGCCTGTCGGAAGCCTCGCGTCGTTGGGATGCCTGATGTTCCTGTGGGCGACCGCGCCAAAACTGCCGCTGGCGCTCAAGATGGTCGAGGCGTGGGGCTTCACCTACAAATCCGTCATGGTCTGGCGCAAGGTGACCACCAACGGCAAGGTCCGCTGGGGGCCGGGCTACCGGGTGCGATCGACCGGCGAACTGGTCATCGTCGCCACCCTCGGCAATCCCCGGCAGACCTACATCCCGCCGACGATCTTCGATGGCGTGGCCCGCGAGCACAGCCGAAAGCCGGAGGAGTTCTATGCGCTGGTCGAGAAGATCATGCCGCACGCGCGCCGCGCTGACGTGTTTAGTCGACAGCTTCGCCCGGGCTGGGAGAGCTTCGGCGATCAGACACTTCTGTTCGAGGAGGGAAGCTGATGTTTGTGGCCGCGTACCGCCGCACAATGGCCAGCGCCAAGCGGATCATCGAAGACGAGGACAACCCGACGCCGCGCCGCGCCAAGCTCATCGAGCAGGCGCGCGCATGGCAGGAAAAGGCACACGCGCGCCAACGCCGGTTCGACGCCGACCAGCGCGCCGCCGACGAAACCCGCAATCGGCTGATCGAGGAGTCGCCGGTCAGGATTCCGATCCTCGAAATACCGACGCCGCTCGACATCATGCAGAAGGTCGCCAACTGGCACGGGATAACTCTGGATGAACTGCGCGGCGAGTCGCGGGAATGGCCGACGATCGCTGCCCGATTCGACGCGATCGCCGCCGTCTACCTGAATTGCCGGATGGGCGGGAAACCCCCGAGCCTGCCGTACATGGCCCGGTTCTTCGGCCAGCGTCACCACACGACGATCCTTGCCGCGCTGAAAAAGCGCAAGATCACTCGGCAGCCTGCTTCTTCTGCGATGACGGCATCCGCGAGCGTATGCGTTGACGAATCTTCTGCCGCGTCTTCGACGGTGGTGAAGGAGGCGCAGGCGGCGCAGGCGGAGGCGGCGGCGGCATCGCCTGCTTGAGCGTATCATTGACCCGCTGTAGCCAGCCCGGCCCGGTCGCTCTGTAATAATCCACGATTTCCGGCTCCAGCCGCAGCGTCAGCAGTGCCTTGCGCGACGGTGGCCGCCCGACCTTTTTCTTCTCTTTCACTTCCATTTTCGCCGTCATGCCGATGCTCCCAACTTTTTTAATTCCGTACTACGATTTACCCTTGCTGGCAAACTCGTTTCGTACTACGTAATAGGTGGACGGGAAGAAAGCAAGGAGAAACCACGGAAATGAAAACAGCCTTCCAGACCTACGCCAGCCAAGCCCGGGAGAAGGGCGACACGGCGCTGGCCAAGCGGATCGAGATGGAAAGGCGGATGGCCAGTGCGCTGGTCAAGGCCTGCCTCGAACGCGGCTACTGGGTCTCGGTCAATGACGGCGGCGAATGGGTGGTCAAGCACTCCCGCAGCTACCAGAGAGTGATGGAAGCCCTCTACTCGACCGACCTCGACTTGGTTCGGATCAGCAAGCTGGACGACGAAGGCGCGATCAAGGGAGCCGGGACCTTCCACCTGATCTACGGGAATGACGGCTACGACCTGATCGCCGACCACTCCGACAACGAAGCCTGCAACGCGATCTGGAACGAAGTGATCGGCCCGCTGGCCGACAAGATGCAGGCCTGACAACCGCGCCGGGGCGGACCCCCGGCATCCTCCACGGGGAAACCCAAATGACCGAGTTCGAAAAGTGGATGGCCAAGGTCGACGCCATCCTGATGAAGAAGTGCGGCCTCGACAGCCGCGACCTCGATGATTGGCGCTACGCCGACGCCTTCGAAGAGGGGGAGAGCCCCGCCCATGCGGCGAGGGACGCCTACGAAGCGGCGAACGGAGACTACTGATGGGCTACCGAATTTACGAAACAGAAGGCCACATCCGCCGCACGGTCGCGGTGGACATCCCCTCGATCGCCGAGGCCCGCGCCTTCCTTGAGGGTTGGGGCGAGGTGATCTGTTTCGAGCGCGATCCAGACTACGACGCCGCCGACTGCGCCCTGCTGCGCAAGAGCGGCAACCTCCACGTCTACGCCATCGAAAGGAACTGAAATGGAACGCTACCTTCAACTCTTCGAAGACCCCAAGGACGCCGTGGCCGAGGGTTACGCGGAGTTCAACCGCAACCCGACACTCACGGTCGACATCCCGGACGGCGGCTTCACCATCTCCGCCCGGACCAGCGAGGGCAAGCGGGTCACCTTCGCCTTCCAGCCCTACCGCCACGGCGGCCCGCCCCAGTGCGTCGATGTCGCCTACCACGACAACGGCACCTTCCGCCTCGATCGCCCGGACGACAAGATACCGACCTTCAACATCATAGTCTTCGGGCAGACCTCGCACGGTCGCGGCCACTCCGACCAGTTGGACACCCGCAAGGCCGAGTTCAAGCCCGGGATCGTCTGTGTCCTGATGGACGGCAAGAAGGAGACCAACGATGCCGAGAAGTGATTACGAAGCCCGCCAGAACGCCCGCCGCGAGCGACTGGCTGACAAGGCCGAGCGGCTGCGCAAGGAAGCACAGGCCCGGTCCAAGGCGGGCTGGGACGCCCTGCACGCCATCCCCTTCGGCCAGCCGATCCTTGTCGGCCACCACTCCGAGCAGCGCGATCGCAACTACCGCAAGCGCGCCATCGGCAACATCGACAAGTCGGTGATGCTCAACAAGGCCGCAGGCGAGGCCGAGGCCCGCGCCGACAACATGGGTAGCGGCGGAATCTCCAGCGACGACCCGACCGCGATCGACAAGCTCAAGGCCAAGCTGGCCAAGCTGGAGGCCGAGCAGGCGCAGATGGTCGCCACCAACAAGGCGGTGCGATCCAAGGACCCGACCGCCGCCCTGACCGCGCTGGGCTTCGGAGCCGCCACGATCGGCGCGCTGCTGACGCCCGACTACGCGGGGCGCAAGGGCATCCCGAGCTACGCCCTCTCGAACGCCAGCGCGGTGATCCGCCAGACCCGGCAGAGGATCGAGCAACTTGAACGCGAATGCACTCGCGTGCAAGTGGTGACCGAGACCAACATCGGGCTCACGGCGATCGAGAACACCGACGCCAACCGGGTGCAACTGATCTTCCCCGGCAAGCCCGACGCGGAGACCCGCACCCTGCTGAAGCGATACGGCTTCCGCTGGAGCCCGAGCGAAGGCGCGTGGCAGCGGCTCCTCAACAACGCGGGCATCTACGCGGCCCGCACCGTGATCGACCACCTCACAGCAAAGGAGACATAAATGGCCAAGCAGTATCCCGACCGGACCCTTGAGAAGGCGCTGCGCCAGCGCGGCTTCGATGTCGTCTGCCACTGGCAGATGAAGGGACCGCCCAACACGATGATCGCGTGGATGGAATACCTCTTCGCCAGCAACGGCGAGGTGGGCGGCGGGATGATCGTCCAGACCTTCAAGGAAGGCGGCTGGTCCGTCTACGTCGCGCCGACCCACAAGAACGACACCGAGACCACGATCGACGCGGTGATCGCAACACTCGAAAGGAAATGCACATGACCAAGCATGACGACCGGCTCCCGGCATTCTGCGCCAGCCGGATGCCGACCACCAACGAGCCTATCCTCCTTCACCGGGGCCACAAGGGTTTCTGGCCCGCGCCTTTCCCGGAGTTCGACCCGGAGGAGTTCAACCGCGACATGGGCGTCACCAACGCGCAGCGGATGGCGATGGAGATCGGATCGATCTTCGGCTTCGACGTTCCCGGGGCGAACCCGGACATGCACACCCACCTCAACTGTGGAGAGACCAAATGAACACCCACCGCTTTGACAGCACGGGCGATGCCTACGACGAATGCCAGTGGAACGAAGAGGTCAAGACCGGCGACACGCTGGTGATCGAGGAGCCCGACTGGCGCGGCGGTGTCATCGGGCGCGACGAAGACGGCTTCAAGGTCTACGCCCACGCGGACAATCCGATCGCCATCACCGTAGTCGGGCTGGCATGGGCGTGGCCGCTGGCGGTCACCGTCGAGCGCGGCGAGCTTCACACCATCGAGGACAGCCTCGACGCCTACGAGCGCGTGATCGCCGACGCTGGCATCACCTGCGACCAGATCAAGGTGGCGCTCGACGCGGCCACGGGCATCAACGCCCCGGTTCGCCCGCTCTGGAGCGAATACCTCAAATCGAAAGGCAAAAATTAACATGCCCTACAAGAGCGACACTCACCCGCGCTGCCGGTACTGCGGAGAACTGATCCGCAAGTACACGCACACCGTCTGGTTCAACCGCCCGCGAAGCGGTCGACCGGAAATCCCGCGCACCAAGGAGGAGGCGCAAAAACTCATCAACGGCGTCATCACATCGGTCAGATGGGAACGTTACGACCCCGACGCCCTCTGCAAGGTGGTTGGCAAGCCCGAGTACGATTACATCGACTGGATCGGCGTGTGGGACGGCGAGAGCTATGTCCATGAGTTCTTCTGCAACGGCGAGCACGCCAAGCAGTTCGCCAACCTGATGGCCAGCAACGGCCACGTCACGCGGGCCTTCATCGCCAAGGGTGGAGCCTGATGCTCCTCCCGCAGGCCGACGCCGTGAACGTGATAACCGAAGTGCTTGAACACCTCGCCGACTGGCCGATCAAGACCGCTGCCGGATTCCGCAATGCGGTCTTGGAAGGCGGCTTCGCCGTCAACCCGCTGCTCAACATCAAGAAGGAGGAGGACGCGCTGTTCCTGAAGGCTGGCATCGAGACGACCGTGCGCGAAGGCCGCATGATCGACTTCGGATTCCTGCCCAACGACCTCATCAAGCTGGAGAGCGTGCGCTCCCGCAAGATGTTCGAGGCGCAAGAGTTCGATCTGCCCTACGAAATCTGGCTGGGCGTGGCGCGCTGGGAAGGCGGGATGAACGGATACCTATTCAGCCAGTCGCCCTACAACCCCACCGACATCACCGCGATCGAACTCTACGGCGTGACGATCCCCCACTTGGGCGACCTGATCCTTGTCTATGATGTCATCAGCATCGACATCGGAACCCCGACCCGAGTCCGGGTGGCCGACTTCGGCGCGCCGCAGACCGTCGAGGATATGGAAGCCCGTGGCGCGAACTCCCTCGACCCGCTGGTTACCTTCCTCCGCCTGCTGGCCGACGCCTCGATCCCGGTCGCGGACATCCCGGAGCCGGTCAAGTTGAACAAGGCGCGGGCCAAGCACGGCAAGCTGCCGATCCCGCCGCATACCGAGGTCTGCACCCGGGATTATGTGGTTGCCTTCCGATCGGCCAGCACGGCCACAGGGGAAGGCAGGGGCGGGCATCACGCCTCACCCGTGGCACACTGGAGGCGGGCGCACCATCGCCGTCTGGCGAGCGGGAAAGTGGTGCCAGTGCGGTCGAGCAAGGTGAACTGGCGAGACACGGCGGAGATGCACCGGCTGTTTTACCGGGTGCCAAAATAATTTCGTTTCGTAGTACGATTTCTGTTGACCGGCCCGCGAATATCGTAGTACGGTATTCGTGAAAGGAGCCGACATTGAACGACAAGACCGACATCATCAGCGGCGGGGTCGTGGAACTGAATGGCAGGCGCTACAGCGTCAACCAGTTCAACCGGACCCTGAGCATCGCCAACATCACCCGGCGCTGGAGCGGCGGCGGGGTCATCACGGTCTACCGCAGCCTCAACCGCTTCGGCCCGACCTTCAAGGCGGTCTCGGTCGCCTACTGGGCCGGAAAGGAGACCTCATGACCATCCTCTGCGACACCATCTTCGAGTTCCTCGACGTGATCGACGGGCTCGTCCGGCGCGGCCTGACCTTCCGGGCCGACGCCAAGACCTTCACCATCGAACTCACCGGAGGCTACTGATGAACAAGGCAAGAGAAGCCCTGACCCGCGCGGTCAACAAGGCGATCGCTGACGGAGCGCCGCGCTACGTGAACAAGCCCGCCTTCGACTGGAAGACCTACCCCAACCCCGACGACATCCGCAGCGGGTGCAAGGTCTCTTGGTACTACTACCGCAGCCGCGAGGATGCGGAAGCCTGCTCCGTGGCCGCCAAGCACAACGCCATCCGGCAGAGGGAGCTTGGCTTCGACTTCGGCTACCAGAGCCCGGGCTCGATCGAGATGGCTCACCCCAACTCCAAGTACGCCGGGATGTGGGAGGTGTGCCTCCCTTGACCACGGCAGACATCCGCAACATCGTTCAAGATCAAGCCGAAGGCTGGGCGCTCATCGGAGCGCCCGCCCTGATGGAGCGGTTCGTGCTCCGCAACGGCCAAGTCTGCAAGGGCGGCAAGCTGCCCACTGGCTACCGGCGAGGCCGGGCCAAGCAGTGCTTCATGAACTCGATCAAGCTGGTCACCCGCAAGCCCGGGCTCCGCTACGTCGAGGGCTACACGATGGGCGACGAAATCCCCTTCCTCATCCATCACGGATGGGCGCTCGACGCCGACGACCGGGTGATCGACGTGACCCTGCCGGAGCCCGACCGATACCAGTACATCGGCATCGTGATGACCCGCGAGAGGATGCTGGATGAAGTATCCCGCCTCGATGTCTACGGCGTCCTCGATACCGGCTGCGGGCTCAACGCCGACTTCATGTTCCGCCACGACCCGCCGCTGGAGGCGATCGTCAAAAAGGTGATCGCGGACGGCAAGAACTACCGCGCCATCCTCCAGAGCAACCACGAAGAAAGGACCGACCAATGACCGAAACGATCGACCTGACACCGACATGGCTGGGCGTCCTGCCCGCGCTGCTGGCGGCCTACGAGAACGGCACATGGCGCGGCAAGACGATCGCGCTTGAGGAACTGACCCGCATGGCCAAGCTCGCCGACAAGTACGCGGCGATCGGGAAGGCGGATTTCGAGGCCGAGAAGGCCCTGAAGATGGCAACGGAGGGACGCTGACATGCTGGAACTGAAATCGGCCAAGGGCGACCGCGCCCAACACTACCAGAACCTCAACGACTGGAGCCGCAACGGCTACCCGGCGCGCGAGATGCTGGGCAAGTTCTGGCAGATCGACGCCTACACCTACGACGAGGCGCTGGGCCAGCTTCCCCCGGAATACTGTCCGGGCGGCTTCCGCTGGATCGAGTACCTGACCGGCGACATCTCCGCCACCTTCATCCGCGTCGGCGGCGACTATTGGTGCGGCTACACCGACAAGACCTCGACCAAGCCGGGCCTTCTCATCAACACCGTGACCAAGCGGATGATCGAGGGAGCCCGCCGATCGGCCCAACGGGTTTCGTAGCACGGACCCCTTGCATTCCGTAGTACAAATCACCACGTTCGAATATGGAGGTTAAGACGATGACGCAACGCCAGAAACTCAAGGCCATCATGGCCCACCCCTACTACCAGACGCTCCGCAAGAGCTTCGGCGCGAAGGACTCGCTGGCCACGATCCGGCTCCTGATCGCCTTCAACACGGGGCAGAAGACCACCCAACCCGAGAACCGGAAGGAATGCAAATGACCGACCTGATAGCCATGCCGACACTGGGCAAGACCGAGAGCGGCGGCGAAATCAAGATGCGCCGCACCCTGATGCCGAGCGCGGGCGCGGTCCCGGCTGAAATCGTGCTCTGCTACCTCCCGCACAATCCGGTCACGCCCTTCGTGACGTGGCAGCGCAACACCGACGAGTTCGTGTCGACCTACTGGGGCCACTACTTCCAGAGCAGCGAGACCGACGAAGCGATCGCCGACTTCCTGAAGCGGGGGAGGTAGACATGCAGGCCAAGGACATCAAGATCGGCAACGAATACGCGGTCCAATACAGCGGCAAGATCGTCTTCCTGCGGGCGGTCGAGACGATCGCCGTCAATGACGGTCGCGTCACGACCAACCACGTCGCTGGCTACCTCGACGGCGAGACCGGCTACTCGAAAGTGCGGTTTCCGGTGAAGTCCATCCTTGATGACGCCGAATCCTACAAGCTGGCGGAGGCCGAGAAAATCCGCCGTCGAGCGGCTGAAGAGGCGCGGCTCGCGACCGAGACGAAGAAGAGGGAATATGCCAGTTGCCTGCTTGCCAAAGCGATCGGCGCGGCAGTCATCTTGGAGAGTAGGGCCAGCCCGAACCGGGAGAAGCTGGACGGCCCTTGCATCTCTGCCGTCCGCCGCGACATTACGATCAACCAGCACGCCATCGACGCCCTGACCAACTTCTTGCAAGACCAAGGCGTCAAACTGGATGAAGAGATGTAAGATCGGCCAGCAACCGAGGGCACGATCATGGCTGACCTAATCCCCACCCAGCAACCGGCATTCATGGGCGAGTGGAATTTCGTCACCACCTACACCGCACCGCCGTCAACCGGGCAGGTGCGGATCAACAACGCCACGCAGACCGCCGCGACCTTGTTGTGGGTCCATGAGGTGACCGCCAACGGTCTCGATGCGATCCCGGTCCTGTCGCAGCTTGTGCCCGGGCATGTGCTCGACATGCACGACAAGGACGATCCGCTCAAGTGGCAGCACTATGTCGTCACCGCGCCGCCGATCGACAAGGGCACCTACTGGGAGATTCCGGTCGCTTGGCTGAAGGGCGGCAACGCCGTCACCCAGCAGCGAATCATGTTCTCCTGCGTCGGCATACGTGTCGCGGTCACTGGCCGCCAGATGGCAGTCAGCCGTGGCAGCTTGACCGTCGACCTATCGAAGAGCGTCACGGTCTACCTGCAAGGCGCGGCGATGATCGCCCGGACCCCGGCAACGATCGAAAGCACGGGCGAGACCATCCATCACGAATATGCCTTCCCGTTCAGCAACGCGGCTGGCATCAGCCCCGGCATGACCTTGCGGCAATGGTACGCCGGGCAGGCCGCGATGGGCTTCATCTCCGCGAACCCAGCCGCCAATCTAGTCGGCAAGCTATCGCAGCTTGCGTTCCGGGTGGCCGACTCGATGATCGCTTTCGAGCGGCGGGAAGCTGCCGGGTTTATCGAGCCGCCTGTACCCACGGCGCAGCCGCCGCGCGGATCACAGACTCCGCCATTGAGGCAGTCGATCGCGCCCGGCAAGGCGCAGATAACTGTCCTACAAAAAAGATCGGTGAGGGGTTGACACCCTGTAACCAATGGCTACATTTATGTAAGAAGAAACGTTCTTGATGGGATAGATCATGAACCAGACAAGTCGGAGGGAGCCCGCCCGGGGCGGCTACCTCTTCGAAGATCACGAAGGCACGGACCTCCGCGCCTCACCCCGGTCCTCAAACGACGACATCCGCCGCAACACCTCGATCGTCAACGGTGGCGATCGCACGGAGATGGTCGACTGCCCGAAGTGCCGGGGCTCTGGCATGACGCGGTGGGGAGCCTGCTTCAGGTGCCAGAAGTCTGGCCAGCGCGGCAAGGTCTCGATGCGATCGGCAGCAGCCAGCAAGGCGGTGAAGACCCGCGAGAAGAACGTGTGGGAGGCACGCGAGGAGTTCAACCGCGAGTGCTCCAAGGAACTGGCCTACATGGCCAAGCGAGCCGACAAGGGCTCGACCTTCTACCGGGGCCTGCTCGACGGGCTCAACACCTACGGGACGCTCACCGAGAACAAGCTGGCGATCGTCCGGGCCGATATGGCCAAGGACGCCGAGTTCTGGGCCGCCAAGCGCGCCGCCGCCCCGGTGGTGAACATCTCCGCGATCGAAGCCCTCTTCGCCACGGCGGTCGAGAACGACATCAAGCGCCCGGTCTTCCGCGCTGACGGGCTGGAAATCAGCCGGGCACCCGCGACGGGCCGCAACGCTGGCGCTCTCTACGTCCGCAGGGATGGGGAGTACGCGGGCAAGATCGCGGGCGGCAAGTTCCAGAAGGTCTACAACGCCCCCGCCGACACGCTGGATCGCCTGCTCGCGGTCGCGGCTGACCCGCTGGCCGAGAGCGTCAAGTACGCTCGCAAGACCGGCAACTGCGGATGCTGCGGGCGCGGGCTGGTCGATCCGGTCTCGATCCGCTCCGGGATAGGCCCGATCTGCGCTGAGAAGTGGGGCCTCGACTGGAGGCGCGATGCGGCTCGCGAGAGCCTGCGCGCGGAGGAAGAGTAGGGGGGAGGGTGGCCGCGCTTCCGGGGGGATGAGTGGAGGTGGTGCGGCCACCCAAGTTCTCATGGCAAATGAGAGACGAAAGGACACTATCATGAAATCGCTGGCTTTGGCACTGGCACTTTTTGCCAGCCCGGCCTTTGCCGACGCCAGCCTGCCGCCACCCCAGTACGACATCGGTGGCGAAGCCGAATGGGAGACGGTGGCGCTCCTCAAGGAAATGTTCGGAGCCGACACGCCGGTCCTCTACGGGGTCGCGGTCGAGGACGTAAAGTTCTTCTGCGACTTCATTTCGATCGAGCGGTACGGGACATTCTACCCAGCGGTGACTGGACCCGGCGAGACGCTGGTCGGATGCCTGATCCGCGATGAGCCCGACTATTCGAACCCGGCGATCGTCTACTCCTCCGGGAAGGTTTTGAGACACGAAGTCGGCCACCTGCTTGGCTGGCCCGGGGAGCACCCGCGATGAGCGACATGCTGGCTATGATCGTGAAGCAGCCAAGGAACTACTGCGCCACGGCGGGCGACGTGTGGGCATCGATCGACACCATTGCCGAGATGTCCGGGATGTCGCTGGGCAGGCTGGCACTCACGGCTGACCTCGACCAGTCGATGTTCGCTCCCAGTCGGCGGGCGCGCAACGCGCTGTCACTGTCCACGATCCTCAAGCTGCTCGACGCCTTGGACCTTACGATCGGCGACTGGGCAGAACTGGTCGAGGCCGAGGTAGCGAAGCGCATCGATTACGAACGCAGGAGAGGTTTATGACTGACGCATGGGAATCTTGGCGGAAGCGGCTTGTGGACCCGCGCATTCCGATCACCACCACCCCTGAATGGGGTTTCTACAAGACCCGCTACGAGAACAAGCCTTGGGAGCCGGTCGCCATCTGGCAGGACGAAAACGGCAAGTGGATCGCGTACCGCTCCGGGAAGGAAGTCGAGACCGAGAAGATCGACAAGCTATGGGAGTGGTGCTGCGGTCGACCGATCACGGAAGAGGCCTACGACAAGGCGGTTGAGACCGGCGAGTGGGACGGCGACGACCCGACCGTGGCCAGCATGATCGGCCACAATGTCGGTGATATTTCCGATGTCGAGCTTCTGAAGGACCAGATCGAAAACGCCAAGCAGGGAGCCGACGCCTACCGCAAGATCACGTCCGACGATCAGGCGGCGAAGGCGCAGTCGCTCCGGGCGCGGATGAACGAACTCGCCGGGCTCGCGGACAAAAAGCGCGAGGCGCTGAAAAAGCCGCACCTTGAGGCCGGGCGGCAGGTGGATGCCGAATGGCAACCGATCATCAAGGACGCCAAGGCGGTCGCTGACGTGCTGCGCAAGGCGATCGAGGATCACGAAACGGCGAAGCTGCAAGAGCGCCGCCGCATCGAACGCGAACGGCAGCGGGCAGAGCAGGAGAGATTGGCCGAGGAAGAGCGCGCCCGGGAGGAAGCGCGCGCCGCCGAAGCCGCAGGACGGACGGTCGTGTTACCCCCGACGCCTGCACCTCTCCCGCCCCCGCTGCCACCGCCAGAGACCAAGGTCAAGGGCACCTATGGCCGGGCCGCCAATGTCGGCACGGAACTGGTCGTCACCGCCGTCATCGATCAGGACGCGCTCTACCACTTCCTGCGGGAGCATAACGACCTGCGGCGGTGCCTGTACGATCTTGCGACCCGGGCGGTGCGGGCCGGGCACAATCCTCCCGGCATCACCTACGAAGAAAGGGCGAAGGTCACATGACGATCGAGTTCATCAAGGGCCGGAATTTCACCGAGTCGGATTTTTTCGAGTTCATCGGCCCGCCCGGCAACGGCAAGACCCTTTCGCCGCTGCCGCATGCGGAGCCGATCGACCCGCTGGAGTTCTTGAATCTGCTGGCCAGCGGCGGCCACGGCATGGTTCCTAAATGGGGCTACGCCCGCTTGCCGGAAGATGAGTTTCGTAATACACGTAGCCAGTGGACCCAGTTCTTTCTGACCACCCACATGGGGCGCGGGCTCGACGGCAGCGGCTACGCGGTCACATGGGGCGGAGCCCGGTGGATCGACGGCAAGGCGTATCAAACGCCGATCGTCCGGCGCTTTGCCATCTGCAAGCATGAGAAGGAAGACGCGCCGGGCGCGAATCACTCGCGCGGCTGGCATCCCGGGCACTGCAAGCTGTGCGGGATGGATATGTCCTACGATAGCGGAGATTGAAATTGGCCAACGAAGTCGCGCTGCAACCGTCCCGCCTGCCGATCGCCCCGGCGATCGCCAAGGAATACGACCTCTCCCCGGCAAGCTGGCGGGTGCTGGTCGAGCAGACATTCCCAGCTGCCAAGACGGTCGAGGCCGTGCTCATGGCGCTGGCCTACTGCCACGCCCGCAAGCTCGACATCTTCAAGCGGCCAGTCCACATCGTCCCTATGTGGAGCCCGCAAAAGGGCGACTACATCGAAACCGTGTGGGAGGGCATCGCCTCGATCCGCACCACCGCGAGCCGGACAGGCGAATACGCGGGCATCGACGCGGTGGAGTTCGGCCCGGTGGTCGAGCAGACATTTCGCGGCGAGGCCTACGACTACAAGGCCAAGCGCATGGAGCCGATCCAGAAGGACGTGCTCTACCCGGAATGGGCGTCGGTCGTGGTCTACCGGATCATCAAGGGCGTCAAGTGCGCCTTCCATGCCAAGGTCCACTGGCGCGAGATGTACGCGACGATGGGCAAGTCTGGCGTGCCCAACGAGATGTGGACGAAAAGGCCGTTCGGCCAGATCGACAAGTGCGTCGAGGCCGCCGCGCTGCGCAAGGCTTTCCCGGAGGAACTGGGCAACACCTACATCTCCGATGAGATGGAGGGCCGGACGATCGACGCGGAGGCTGGCCCGGTTGCCGAGGTGAAGCCACGGCTGGCACCGCCGAAGCCGCCTGCCAAGGAGGAGACCAAGCAGATCGAGGCGGAGCCCGAGAAGACCAAGGCGGAGCCGAAAAAGACCCCGCCGAAGCCGCCGACCGCCAAGAAGGAACCGGAACCGGAGGAGGAAGGTGAGGCCGAAGGCGAGGCCGAGCAGGCCGAGACCCCCGGCGACATGCTGTCGATGCTGGATGAGGCGCTGTCGGCGGCCACGACCGTCGAAGAGGTCGAGCAAATCTATGACGAATCGGACATCGAGGCCGCGCTCCAGAGCCATCAGAACGGAGACCAGTTTGCTGGCGTGGCGCTGGGCATCAAGCGCAGGCACATGAAGCGGGTGGCGTGATGGCTGTCTCGCGCGGCAAGGTCAGCGACGGGCCAAAGATTTCGATGGTGGTCGAGAAGGGCCGACTGGTCCCTGCGTCCGCCTTCGACTTCGAATTGCTCAACGCATGGCGCGAGGGCGCGATCGTCAACGTCAGCCCCGTGCTGGCCCAAAACAGGCCGCTGGAGCGCCGCTACTTCGCGATGCTATCCAAGCTCATCAAGGTCGCGGAAACGCCTTGGACGAACACCGAGGCGGCGCACGAAGCGATTAAGCTGGCGACCGGGTTTGTCGAGCCGTACCAGAGGAAAAACGGCGAGTGGGCTGCGGACGCGCGCCACATCTCGACGTTCACCGACACCGAATTGCAGGAGTTTTTCGAACTGTTCTGCGGCATTGTGCGCAGGCGGTTCGAGATTGACCCGGACACCCTGCGCAAGGAAGCGCCGGACACGGGCTCTCTTCCATCCAGATCGTCGGAGGCTTCCAGCGCGACTGCCGGAACCGACGATGGCCCCGGCGTTGACCCTATCCCGGTCGACGCTGGGGAACCTTTCTCCTCTGCCCCCCCGGCTTTGGTGGAGGACGAACCGGAGGCGGGTGATGTTTCTCCATCGTCACCCGCCGATGGTCCGCTCACCAAGGAAGACATGGCTTGGCTGAAGACGGCGGCGCGCATGCTGGTCGCGGCCACGGCTGTCGGCGGTGGTGTGTCAGAGGTCACCGTTCTCGACCGGCAATGGGCGGCGATCCTCCGCTACAACACCGCCCGGTCAGTCACCCCGCAGGCCCGCGCGATCGCGCTGCGCATTCACGAATATTGCGATGCGGCGGTCGTCGGCGGAGGTCCGTTCGAGCGCGACTGGATCGCCAATATGGCAGGCTGCAAGGTCGAGGATTTGCGCCCGGAGGCACGATGAAGATCAACCTCGCGAAGGACGAATCGGAACGCGAGTTCGACTGGGAACTCCACTCTTGGAGCATCCCGAACCCGGAGGGTGCGCCCGGTCATTTCAACATCTGGCACCAAGACGGCGGGATCGCGCTCTCCAACGATGAAGACCTGTACGAATCCATCCAGATGGATACCGCCGAGGAGGTCGACCAACTGATCGAGCGGCTGATCGCGGCGAGAAAGGACGTGTTTGGTGTACACGAACAAGGAGAAGGCTGACGAAGCCCGGCGCGAGGTGGGCTACCGCGAGCACGTCTATGAGCGGCGCGTCAATGACGGGAAGATGTCCCGGCAGACTGCCGATCGGCGGATCGCGATCATGAAGGAAATCCAAGAGGAATATGAAGCCGCAGCCGCGACGGAGCGACTGCTTTAACAGGAGACTGGCAAATGGGAATTTTCGGAAAACTTCTTGGCTCCAAGGCCAAGGACGCCGTGCAGAAATTCAGCGGCAACACCGACTTCCTTGAGGCGCTGTGCGCCGGGTGCGCGCTCACCGCTGCGGCGGAAGGCGGGATCGATGACAAGGAGTTCGACACCACGCTGAAGGTCATTCAGGCCAACAGCGCGATCGCTGCCGGGTTTTCGACACGCGACATTGAAAGCGCGTTCTCGCGGATGGCCCCGAAGACCGGCACGCGCATGGGCAAGAGCGAACTCAAACGGGAGATTGAGGAGGCGGTGGCGCGCGACAAGAACATGGGCGAGGCGATCGTGCTGGCCTGCCTCGACGTGGCCGATACGGGCGGCATCAGCCCGGAGGAAGAGACGGTGATGAAGACGATCGCCGAAATCTGTCAGGTGAATTACGAAAAGCTGAAGGCCGGTTGAAATGAAATTCCAATCCGATCCGCCCCCTGTGACGGACAGGGCGCTCGACTGGGCGCGGCAGCGCATTCTCGGGGTCGCCATATCGGCGGCCTCCTTCGTCACGCTGGTCAGCCTGATCGCCCCGGCGTGGCTCGACTTCCTGCTCGACCTGTCGATGGTCGGGCTGATCGCTCTGGTCGGGAAGCTGGCGAGGAAGAAGGTGCCGAAATGAGGTGCAATTTTTGCGACATCATTCTGAATGCCGACCCGGGCGAAGGCCCAATCGAGAACGGCCAGATTTCACTGTGCGCCAACTGCGGCGAGTGGCATGTGGTCGACGGCCCGGATAGCCTGCGCAAGCCGACGCCCGAGGAGTACGAGACGATCGTGACCACTCCCGAGTACAAGACCATCCGGGCGATGTGGAGGGTCGTCAACGAAGAGTTGAGTGGGGAGGAGGCCGGGCTGACATTCCGGGCGGAGTGGGAAGAATACCGGCAAATGGTCTGCAAAAAGCTGGGTCCGAAAGGGCAGCGGTATGTCAATGACGCCTTCTATGCGGGCGCTATCAGCCTGCTAAAGTGCCTGAAGGACACCGCGAACGGGGCCACCGCCAGAGATGACAAGTTCGACGCCTTCAAAGGATTGCACGCGGAACTGGCGGCCTACATCGAGTTCAGGAGGATCAATCGATGAGCTTGGAAGAATCCGACGCGGCTGCTGCCGCCGTCCAGAAAACGCCGAACCGGGTGACCCTCGACTACATCAGGTCACGGATCGCCTACGAGCATGTCTACACGCTCGACACGGCGGGCGACGAAGCCCGGTGGCCGAATGACTTCAACCCGTGGGTCCATACCTGCTGCGCGATGGTCCTGAAAAACGGATTCGTCGTGTTCGGCCACTCCGCGCCCGCCGACCCGGAGAACTACAACGCGGAGCTTGGCGCGAAATTCGCCCGGGAGGATTGCATCCGGCAGATATGGAAGCTGGAGGCCTACCTGCTGCGCGAGCAGATGATGGATCAAGGGGCGTCCAATGACTGACCGGATGCTTCAGTTTTTCGCCCATAACGACATGCCGGACAATGAGATGGACGTGGCGATCCAGTTCGACACGCTGGCCCATCAGGTCGTCAAGAACCTGCCACGCACGCCCGAGCGCACGGTCTGCCTGCGCAAGCTGCTTGAGGCGAGGGATTGCGCGCTGCGCTGCCTGATCGAGGACCAGCATGTCGGGTGATGAATACCGCGCGGTCACCGCGACGGTCTTGCGAGTAAGCCCCAACTCGTTCGAAATCCGCACGCCTCCGACCCGGATTGAAAGCCGGACGCCGGGGGCGCGCACCGCGATTCCGCGATCGCTGATCCACGGGGCGGACGATCGCTACATCGAGACCATGCTGCCGCGCGGCGCGGTCGAGCCGTTCGAGTGGACGTTCCGGCTGGTCGAGTGGAAGGCCGAGCAACTGGGGCTGGCCGGATAAATGGGCATCGTCTCAAAGCGCCTCCGCGATTCCGCCAAGGGCCGCGACTGCACCTTGCGCTTTGACTGCTGCAACTTCCTGCCGGAAACGACCGTGCTGGCCCACCTGCCGAGCCCCGTGGGAGGCGTTGCGACCAAGGGCGATGATTGGCATGCGGTGTTCGCTTGCGCCGCCTGCCATGCCGCGCTGGACGAAAGCCGCTACCTCAACGCCACGGCTGGCTATGCCCTGCGTGCCCTGCAAAGAACGCAGGCGATTTGGGTCGCGGAAGGATTGCTTGTCGTCGCGGGCGATCGCGAGCCCAAGCCGCGCCCGACCACCTCCAAGAACCTGCCACCAAAGAGGCTGTTCAAATGAACCCGCATGCCGCCTACGCTCTGGCCCACCCGGTCTTCGACCCGGAGACGCAAATCACCCGCGCCTACTTCTGGCGCGATGGCCGCCTCAGTCTAGGGCTGACCGTCAATATCGGCATGGAATGAATCCGCTACGCCGATGGCCGACCACTCTGGCAGTTGAGCATCGCGCTCACCAAGAGTGATGGGTCAGTGGTGCCGGTGCTCCGTTGGAGTCCGAATGCAAGGCGGAAGATCGAGGCGGCCCGGGATGCGATCTTCCGGCAGATCGGCACGACCGAGCCGCTGATCGAGGAGGAAGGCGTGTCGCCATTCGGCGCGCATATCGTCTCGATCAACTGGCGCAAGCCGCTCAAGATCGAGGAAGTGAACCAGATGGGCCAGACGCCCGAGGTCAAGGTGCGACCGGGCCGGGCTTAACGGGAGTTCCTGCCTTCGTGCGGCTTT